ATCCGGCGCCGCACGACATCGAGGTTCTGTTGGCGTGCCGGGTAGGCGACGGACCTTTCTGGATCACGGTTGGGAAGGGGTCTTGGGGTGAGCGCAACGAGGTCGCTAGTTCGATCTCGTATGATGGTTACGCCACGCACTGGCAGCCTTTGCCTCCTCCCCCGGAGCCCGACGCCGCCAGCAGGGAGGGGCCGAAATGACGATGGTCGAGATCGTCGCTCGAGCAATCGCCGAGAAAGGCTTCGGACGCTCTTGGGACGATTTCGAGGAGGTCAACGCCTACGACACGGATCAGTGCGACCTGCTCGCCTATGCGCGGGCGGCGATCGAGGCGATGCGGGAACCGACCGAGGCGATGCACGAGGCCGGCGGCAGAATCATCGATGAAGGAGAAGGCTACCCGCACGACAAGCCTCTGCCAACCCTGCGCAATGCCTACAAGGCCATGATCGACGCCGCCCTCTCCGAGACGGAGCGGACATGACGGCACCACTCACCCGCAAGGAAGCCTGCGCGGCGCTCGGATGCTCGCTGACGTGGTTCGCCGAATGGCTGACAGAAAACCCCGGCTACGGCTACCGCGTCGGCCGGGAATATCGTTTCATGCCCGAGGACATCTCGGCGATCCGTGAGGCTCTGAAATGCCGCTCAAGGTTGTCAAAGGACGACACGGCTCCCCGAACCTCTACCTACGCGGCACCGTCCGGGGCATCCGCGTTGACGAAAGCGCTGGCACTAGCAGCCGCGCAAAAGCGGAAGAAATCCGGGCGCGGCGCGAAGCGGAACTCCTCGACGAGTCAATCCACGGTCGTTCCTCTACCGCGACTTTCGCCAGCGCGGCCTTGAGCTATCTGGAGCAGGGCGGGGAGGGTAGGTATTTGTCGCGGCTGATCGAGCACTTCGGCACAGAGAAGCTGGCGACGATCAACCAAGCCGCGATTGATCGCGCGGCCAAGCTGCTCAAGCCGAAGGCGTCGGCGAGCACGATCAATCGCCAGATCCACACGCCCATATCGGCCGTGCTCAAGCACGCTGCGGCACGCGGCTGGTGCGAGGTGAAGCCGATCGAGCGGCCGGAGCAGCCGAAGGGAAAGACGCGCTGGCTGACGACGGCGGAGGCGCAGAGGCTTATCGATGCCTGTTCCGAGCACTTGGCGCCGCTGGTGACGTTCATCCTTTACACTGGCGCGCGATTGTCGGAAGCGCTCTATCTGGATTGGGATGACGTCGACCTCGTGCGCGCCCATGTCATGTTCCTCGACACGAAGAACGGCGACGACCGCGGCGTGCCCCTCCATCGTATCGCAGTCGCCACGCTGGCGAACCTGCCGCACCGCACCGGAGCCGTGTTCCGTAAGCCTGATGGCAAGCCCTATCCCGAGAAGGAGGATGGCGGCGGCCAGATCAAGACGGCATTCAACGGCGCCTGCCGGCGAGCCAAAATCAAGGGCGCGTCGCCGCATACTCTGCGCCACACATGGGCGACCTGGTTCTACCAAGAGCACCGCGACATCGCCCGGCTGATGGAGCTCGGCGGCTGGAAATCGCTCGACATGGTGCAGCGCTACACACACGTGAACCAGTCGCACAATGCCGCCTCGATCAACGAGCTTCCCACGCTCGAAGTGGGCAGAAAGACGGGAAGCGGCAAATCTGGTATCGGCAATTTCGCAGCAAAAACAAGGCGTAACGCATGACCAGAGAAACAACCTTGCCAAGGTTGGGGTCGAGGGTTCGAATCCCTTCGCCCGCTCCAGGGAACGCCTCCATAGAGGCCCGTCAGCAACCACCACAGAACGTGAACACCCACTTCGAAGTGGGGGAAAAGTGGGGAAGCGATGTTCCCCGCCCGTTCACGCCCGCCCCGCTCTCTGGCTGCGGGAGGGGGTGATGCCCCGTTATTCTCCGCCACCTCCGCCGCCCGGCAGTTCGCCCGAAGTCCACAAGCGCTACGATGAAATGAAGGCGCAGCTCAGGGCGTACCATGCGAAGCAGGATGAGATCGCGATTGGCATGCTCTACGGTCTCGGCCTCATATCTGCCCTCGCTGTTATAGCTGGCCTCGTCTGGCTCGCCGTGTATCCAGAGAACGAGCGTGCCAAGAACGAGCGCAGCCAGCACGCCGCCTTCATGCGCGAGTGCGTACCGACCGAGCGCGAAGATCGGTGCGAGGAACTGTGGCGCTGGACGAAACGGAGCGACCGCCCATGAGCGACCTTCCCGCCGCGGCCGTGGAGGCCGACGAAGACGCTATGGTCCGCGCAATGTGCCTCACGTGGCGGCACGACTTCGGCTTGCTCCATGAGGATGACCGCAAATTCCTGCGCGGCCAAATGAGCCAGCTTTACGACCACCACATCGCCCCGATCATCGCAGAACGAGACAGGCTTGCCGCCCTCCCCCGCCCCTCAGAAGCGGCGCCGGGCGACAACACCGTGTACCTTGATTTTTCTCCGGCCGAAGACGGCGCCGGTAACGCGTTAATCTCACCAAAGGAACCAGACGGCCCGCTGCCGTACTTCACTCTGATCGGCTGCGGTGACATCGACCAGCAGAACGCGTTGGCCGAACGGTTCGTGCGAGGCTTCAACGCGCTTGGCCCCTCGGAAGCGGCGGCGCTGCGGCCGGTGCGGAAGGATGTTTCCGACATCCTCGAAAAGCTCGCCGAAGCAAAGGGGCTCGAGGCGAAGTTTTGGCACCAGCACCGCGAGACGATCAAGCGTTGGTTGGACGAAGCCGCCACCACCATCGCCGCGCTGGCAGAGGAGGCAAGGACGGCCCGCGAGACCGCGATCCAGGAAACCATCGCCGGCATTGAGCCGTGGTTGCAGATGCGAGCCGCCCGCGACAGCGCAAATAGTCAATTATTAATTGCGCAGGCCGAATGCGACGAGGCGCGGAGGATGCTCGCCGAAGAGGGGCCGGCCTTGGCGCACCTCGCCGAGGTTGAGGTCGAGCGCGACGCCCTCGCCGCGCAGTTGGACGAGGCGCGGAGGGAGCTTGCGGAGGCGAACAAGTTCATCGAGGACGGTGCCAGCAAGATGGAGGCGTTGGCCGACCTGCAAGATGCGGCCAAGGCATCGGTGCAAGCGTACATCGCCAACCTCATGGCCCAGCGCGACGAGGCGCGCCTCATGCTCGTCCGGATGGGCTGCGTCTCGTCGAGTTGGGGCGAGGACGTCATCGCAGACCTTGTGCGCCGGGTGAAAATGGAAAAGGAGATGACCAATGAGTGATGAACAGCTTGCACAACTGATCGCCGCGATCCAGGCCATGCAGGAAGCGCTGGCGGCGCAGATCGAATCCCTGCGCCTGCAAGTCGCGGACTGGTCGACACACTCGACGAGGCGGTAGGATGATGACGCCGCAGGAATTGCGCGAGGCGACGGCGAGGGCCGTCCACCGTAAGCGATATCCTCATCTAGACGACGAGTTCATGGAACGCAGCTTTATTGCGTTCAATCGCGGCATCTTGGTGCACAATGCAAGTGTGCAGGACGCCTACGAGGTCGCAGACGCCGCCCTCGCCCTGATCGGGAAGGCGTGCGCAGAAGTGGCGGCCTCTTGGCGGCAACCCAGCAACATCAAACTGGCGGCCGGCGAGATGACCGCGCAGGAATTGCGCACGGCTCAAGCCGTCGCCGCTGGCATCGAGACTGTTATCCTCACCCTCACCGGAGCCGCGCCAGATGCCTGAGCCCACATCGTGGAAGACCATGCCGAAGGGCGCGACGGAGGAGATGATAGAGGCGGCTGTATCCGTAATGCTACGAGATGATCGGCGGAGCGATCGTGTAGCTCGCGCTCGTGAATGGGCCATCCTGCTCTGGGACGCCATGCAGCGAGCCGCGCCAGTGCCGGCGATCGAGGAGAAGAAGGCTACCGATGCTGACCGTTGAGGATCTGCTGAGAGCTTGGGCCGAGTCCGATGGCTTCCATGGCGATGAGGCATTCTTACGATGGCGCAAAGAATCGGACGACCTGCCGAATGAGAAGCGCATCGTCCTCGCCGTCGCCCGCGTCGTGGTGGAGCGGGCGGAAGCCATAGCTGAGAAGCATCGCCAGTATGCAGAAGCGGCACTGTATCGTGAGGCAGAGGGTGCCCTTTCAGAAGTTGTCGAAGAAATCCGCGCTCTGCTGCCCGAGGAAGAGAAGGAGAAGGCGACGTGAGCGATATCAGCCCAGCGATGGCCGAAGCCGGCGGCGAAGTGATCAAGACCAAATATCAATATTATGGCGGCAATCCGCCCAAACTGGCAACGATGGTCTATGAGGCCATGGAGGCGCTGCGTATCTCGCCGCAAACCGCAGGTCGCGATTTGGTCGAGGAGAACGCCCGGCTACGCGAAGCACTGAAACCCTTCGCCGAATGGGCGCGCGTCACGCGGAGCGATTCACTCGGATATGCGGGATGGCGAGACGATAGGGTGTTCGACGTGGCGACGGGCAGTTACGGCGGCCATGCGGAGGTGGTGGCTGGTGATTTTCGGCGCGCGATGGAAGCGCTGGAACTGCCCGTGCGGCTGGCGTCAAGGTGATCGAGGTGGAGGGGTAGGATGAGCGAACCAATTCTGATTTGGCGCTTTCATGACGCGCCCGAGGAATATAGAAATCTGTCAGAGCATGGTGGCGATGAAGACTGGATCGCCGTGCTGCCGGCCGCGATGGCTGGCGCCTGGATTCCGTGGCTGGAGAGCGGATCGTCATTCGGCTGTTGCGATGTCTCCGAGCATCCTCTGCCGGATGGCCGCAAGGTTCTTATCGGGGCACACGCCTAATGCACGCCGCCCTCGTCCAGCGCTTCGCGGCGCATCCGCTCAAATCGAGGGTTGCGGCACATAGAGACAGTACGAATACCCGCCGCCAGTCGGCGGATTGCACCGATGAAAGCTCTGGTCCTTGCTCCACCGCCAGTTTCTGATCGGCAGCACAGTCGGTCTGCCCGGCGGCATGAAGATTTCCCGCGTCGCCAGCACCATATAGGAGCCGTCTGGCTGCAACTGGACGTCGGTCTCGGGAATAGGGTGGCAATCCGTCCCCGAGCAGCATGGTGCATCGTAGCTCCAGCCAGTCGGCGCCTGGTGCGGATATGCCGGCGCCGTCAGCAGGGCGAGCGTGAGTGAGAGCACGGCGCCAATGGTGAGCGCCCAAATGGTCGCCACGACGCGACGGCGATTCAACATGTGATATGGTCCGAGGATGGAGGAGAGGATGGAGATCACGCAGGAAATGATCGATCGTGCGATTGCTGATGTTCCGGCAAGCTGGGATTTCAGCCGCGGTCAGAAGATCAATGTGCCGATCCGAGTGCCAATGACGACATTTTGGCGGCCGGATATTTCACCAGAGAGGTCTCATCCGTTTCCCGTCGCCGAGATTGAGATCGAAGACGGCTATATCGATCACGATCGAGTGCAACGTTGGAGGGTTCGCATTCGGGGCGAGCACACTGGTGTAACGGAATATGTCTCGCATCCTTGGCTAGTCGGTAAATCAGCATCGCGATGATCAGGGCGAGAGCATCGCCCATAAGGCAGAGCCGTAGGACTGCAGGATGATCAACGCGACCGCTACCACGCCGCCCGCCGCCGTGGCGCCGATCAGAACATGCCGGTCGTGCGGCTCATCCTCAGTAAGCACAAGGCTCTGCCAGATGATGGCGACCAGCGACAGATAGGCGATGCCGGCCACCACGATGTTGTCGTTGATGGCATTGCTCTCGTCGATGACACGAAACCAGACAGATGTGGCACGCGCGGCCAGCATCGCCGTCCACTGCATCGCCACGCTCGTCGAATAGTGGAAGGTCCGGTCGTAGTACCCATCGCCGAAAAATGTCCGCAGCAGAAGCGGCCCGTAGGCGCCGACGATCGAGATGAACGTCCCGAAGAACACCCCATTCAGGACTTGGATCAGGATATTGGTCGGGACGACGTTCCAGAGCAGCAGGAACGCCAGCGCGAGCGCCAGCACGACGCTTATAAATCGCCAGCCGCGATCAACCTTGCGGAGCACGGTCGCCTCCTGCGTCTCGGCGTAGCCGGTCGTTCTCGGCCAGCAATTCGCGAACCGTCTGCTCAAGCTCTCGGCTAGCGGTACGATGTTCGGCGACGGCGCGCTGGACGCGGGCGGATGTCGAATTTTCGGTCTGGATGCGCCGATGCTCACGCTCCGTACTCGCGAGGATCTGCAGGATCTGGCGGACAATGCCCATCGCATCCTCGTTCTCAGCGGTTCCTGATAGCATCCGCCAACGCCTTGTACGCAGTCGTTGAATCCTCCAACGCCTTCACGATTTCCTTGCTTTCCTTAATGCGCGCTTCCAAGGACTCCCGGTAGAGCTCAAAGAGCCTGCGGATGGTGTAGCCTGCGACCAAAAGGATGGCGCCGGACAGACCTTGGCTGATGAGAAGGTCCCCGATCTTGGTGATGATTGCGTCCATTCCAATGTCCCAACATCCAGCATGGCTGCCTCGGTTGTCCTCAATCGGTGTGTCGGAGGTAACAAGTTCACAAGACTTTCAGGCGCACGCTCATGGGAGCCATCTCCAGCCGCTTCGGGGTTGGTGGTGGTAGGACCGGCGGAGGCGTTTGCCGCGTCGCCGCCGGTCCGCTTGTTCAGCCGAGGTGGAGCGGCGGCCCGCTGGAAATGCCCAAGAGGGGCAAGACCATGAGCACTGCGATGAGGACGAGGACCACGACGACGATGACGCGGATAACCTGCGGCAGAGGCTCCGGCATGGGAATCTGCCCGATGGCCCACAGAATGAGCCATGCCAGGAACCCGATCACGCAGAGCTTGATGACGAGGATCAGCAGAGCTTCGACCATGGGTACCTCCTATGCAGGTGGCAGCGGCTTGTTCGGGACGAAGTACGTCACGCCGGCCGTCACGATGGGCAGGAGAGCGTTCAGGATCGTCTCCAGCGTGGTCTGGTCGGGCAGCGCGATCTTGACGCCGTAGATGGCGGCGAGGCCGGCAGCGGCCGTGAGGAACGCCGCCCAGGCTTTCGATGCGGTCATCTGCATGGCGACCTCACAGCCCCTGCCAGCCGTAGGACCGCGCCAGCGCGTAGGCTGGGGTGCTGCGGAAGGCGGTGAGGGCCACCGGGTTCTGCTTCACCACAGGCATGATGCCCTGCAAGGCAGTCGCCAGGGCAGCGGCAGCCGCAGGCGTATAGGTCGGCGAATCCGGCGAGCAGTAGTCGGCGACCGCCGTGTTGAACGTCGACACCTTGTCCGATTTCACCTTCGCCACGAAGGGCTGCATGATCTGAGCCGTCTGGCAGAGAGCGGCGGCGGTGCTTGCCGCCTGTTCCGGCGTCAGATTGCAGGCAGTGAGAGAGGCGAGCGCGAGCAAGCCCGCGAGTGCGTAGCGGATCATGGGATAGGTCCTTTGTTGGGGATGCCGGGATTCCGTCCCGGCTACGGCTGTGCTACAGAAAGGCGTGAGCGTGCGGCGGCGTGGACTTAGATGCGAAAGAAACCGAACAGAACTAAAACTGCAGCCATATGCATAGCGTGCGGTCATACGTTTATGGCTGTTCTTACCGAGGTAAAACGCGGGCGAGGTAAGTGCTGTTCGATAAGTTGCGCGTCATCTTTGGCTGCTGCCACTCGCGACCAAAAGGGGAGTGCTAATAACAATTGGCGTGGCGGCATCTGGGATAACACAGGCCGAAAACGACGGTACCGTGCTGCTAACCCACAAAAACATGCTGCACATCTTGCCATGCGCAACGCTATTCGACGCGGGACACTCGTTCGCGCACCGTGTGAAGTTTGTGGTGCCGATCGCGTTGAGGGACACCATCGCGATTATAGCGCCCCGCTTGATGTGACGTGGCTCTGCAAGCGGCATCACATAGCCGCACACAATGGCCGGTTTCGATGCAGTCAAGCGTGAGCTTTCAGCTCGACACCGCATCTGCTATAAGCAGAGGGTGAGCGTGCGGCGGCGCTGAAGGAAGCGCGGGACCGTCACCTGTCCCTAAACAGGAACCGTGCAGGCAATAGGTGAAACTGACACGGCTAGGCCCGGACGAATGGGAAAGGCACCCATTGGCTTACTTCAAGCGGGCCAGCGACAGCCGGTACTCAAGCCCGGCCCGCACGCTCACAGCGCCCCGTTAGGCGGAGATCAGACGAAAATCTTCCGCGCCTTCGCGAGCCACGTCCGCGCATCGCCGAGCCCGATGCTGCCGCCATTGACCACCTTGCGCACCAGCTTCACGTCGTCGGCATCGGCTGCGGCATTGAGGTTGCGGTCAGTCCAGAAGGCCAGCGCCGATTTCAGCGCCGGCCCGGCCGTGCGGAGCACCTGCGGATCGTCCTCGTGGCCGATAGCGCGGAAGTTCGCCCTTCCGGTTACCTGCATCAGCCCAGAGCCACGATAGCGCCAGCCATCGTCGGGAAGCACGTTGCCGAGCCTACCGCCGTAGACATGATTGGCGAGCGCTTCTGGATTGTGCGCGTAGGGCGCGGCAGCGGCAATATTTGGAAAGCGGTTCGGCCAAACATGCACCAAACGTTGCGCCGAATAGTTCAGGTTCTCTTCGAGGTGCGCGAGGCCGCCGGTTTCCGTGGCAACCTGCGCCATAAAATGTTGCGCCCGCAGCGGTGTCGTCAGACCGGCGGCGGCAAGGTCCGCCTGCATGTAGTCGAAGGCGTCGAGGATCGATGGCAGCGCACGCGAAGCGAAGAGCTTGACGCGAGCGCCGGTGATGAGGCCGATCGGCAAAGGCGGCGTTACGCCTGCCATCTGCGGAAACAGCGCCGCCAGCGTCCGTGGTCCGACCACCCCATCCGCCACCAGCCCGCGAGATGCCTGGAACATCTCGACGGCGCGTTTGGTCTTGGGGCCGTAGTCGCCATCGACGGCGAGCTTGAGGCCGAGGATTTCGTTGAGACGCTGCTGTATGGCGCGGGTGTCGATCATGGTGCGTCGTAGCCCTGCAGGTTGGCGTAGACTGCGGCACCCGTCGTGATGTTGGCGATGTTGAGCGCGGTGTTCGCCGTGCAGCGGATCGGCGGATCGAACTCAATGGCTTCGGCAGTGACCATGAGCGCCGGCAGGTTCATCCGCCACTTGACCGTCGAGCCGTCCTTGATGACGAACTCGGTGGCGACGGTCGCATGCGTGTTCTTGACCTGCAGGCTCTTGATGTAGTGGCGAATACCGGCGCCTCCAGCCGCCTGCGCGACAACGTCCGAGGTATTGACGATGCCGCCGGAGGCCGCAGCATACTGCCAAAAGAAGGTCGGTGGTGCCCCCACAACCACCTGTTCTGAGAAGGTGCCGTCGCCGTTGTCGCGAAAGCGGCGGATGACACCGGAAATGGTATCGGCAATTGATTGATCTGCCATGGTCGTCTTCCTTTATGGCGCGAAGCAGAAATGGCCCTTGGCCGCCAGTTCCGTCTGCATGGTCGGGATGTCGATCGTCGCCAGCGTCTCGCCGAGCTGAAGGCAGCGCGCGGCGATGTATCCGGCAGCGACGCCGTTGTAGAGGAATGCCGGCTCCATACGGCCCGAGCCTTCTGCTTTGGCGGTCTGCGAATAGTGCAGGATATCGATCCAGTTCGTGCAGTCGGCCGGATCCGCCTTCAGCGCGCGCCACGGGATGCCGTAGTTACGCGTCTTGCGGGCGAGCGTCCCGAGCGGGTCGTTGTTGAAGCCGTTGTCGGTGTAGAAGATGCCAGGCGTCGTCACCCAGCGTGCTTCGGTATGGATGTCCATGCCGTAGGACGCGCGGGCCACGACGTCTGCCTCGTCCGAGCCTGTCGGCGAGCAATAGTTCTCGGTGATGACGAACGTCGATTTCAGCCTGTAGCCGGAGCGGACGTAGATCTCGTAAGGCAGCGAACTGTTGTTCGGAAACTCGTCCGAAACGAACCCCCACTGCGACGTTCGCTTGCGCATAAACGCCGGGACCCGCTGATCCGTCTGGAGAAACCAGAAGCGCCCGATCATCTGGTCGATAGCGTCCTGCCAGACCGTGCCGGGGTTGGCACCGTCCGGCCCCTCGCCGCGCACAGCCCAGCGGTCGATCGGGGCCGGCGCGCCGTTGAGATAGCGCATCGTCAGATCGTTCGACGTATCGCCGTTGTATTCGAAGACGCCCTGACTCGCTGGCGTAGTAATGTTGAATATTGCGGCTTCCGGATACGGGTAGATGAAAGCGATCTTGTTGTAATCGTAACCTGACGGCTCAAAGAAACGACGGCAGAAGCCGTCCTTATAGCGCGACAGCGGGATACGGACACCACAGGGCTGGATGGCGGGATTGGTGATATTGCCACCGCCTGGATCGGCAAAATCGCCATCACCCTCGCCCTCGACGGCGCCGATCGGGTAGGCCCTGTAGCCCGGCAGATAGGTGATGTTGTCGGGGTAGAATGTCGTCGGCACGGTCGACGCCAGCATGTTGTGGCCGAAGCCAGCGTGCGGCTCGTTGTAGAGCGACTGCGGCTCGCGGCCGATGACGTAGGTCGCAACCTCGCGGCCCCAGTCGCTGTCGTAGGTGCCGGCGATGCAGATCATGTCCGAGCCGTAAGGCACCACGGTATGATCGTTGCCGCCGCTGTCGCGGAACGTCACGGAGGTGATCGCCGAGCCGGGCGCGTCCAGCTTGCCGCCGACGCAGGAGACGTACTTGTGGTTCGGCAGGACGCGGACGCCGTAATATTGCCCGAGTGTCTGGCCGCCCCAGGCGATGTCCCTCGCCAAAAACCTGTAGGCATAGTTGTCGTCGCCGGTGCGCCCGAGCATCAGCTTGTAGAGCAGCGCTTCGAGGTAGCTGCCGCGGTAGCGGATATCGCCGGGGCCGTAGTCCCAATTGAGCAGGCCGGAGGCGGCCACGCCGCCCCAATGCTTCACCGGATTGACCAGCAGCGGCTTCTTGCCGGCGTCGGCGACGGCCGCAGCGCAAAGGATCGCCGCCAGCGTCTGGCCGTAGATGACCACATCGGCCTTGTAGGTTGCCATTGCAGCTCCAGCACGAAAAAGCCCGCCGGAGAGGCGGGCTGCATGAGGACGGGATAGGAGGAGGAAGCGTCAGCCGATGCCGGCTGTCGCGTTGCCGCGGACGTCTTCGCCGGCGATGAGGTTGCCGTTCGAGCCGCTGACCACGTTGCGGATGCCGTACCGCTGCGAGCCGGCAGAAACGGCTGCGGCGAGATTACTGACCAGCGGGCCGGACGTATGGCCAATCAGGCGCACATTGTAGACACCCGATACGGCCGAGTAGCCGTCATAGGTGTTGCTGGCGGCTTGGCCATTGGCGGAGGTGACGCAGCCCTCGAAGACCTTGGAGATGGCGTATTGGGCCGCGTCGTTGATGCCGTGCTGCTGCGAAGACAGAAACTCGCAACCACCCGCCTTGATTTGGCCCTGGAAAGTCGTGGAGATGTTGAGACCGTGCCGGCCGGCGGAAAGGGCGTGCACGCCGCTCATGACGACTTTCGCGCCAGCGTCGAACAGCAGGGCATCTCGTTCGGTGCTGCTGACAATCAGGTCCTGGAAGAAAAAGTTCCGCGGGCCATCAGGATCGTCAGTCCCGGCAGCCGGTGGGGAGTTCGGCTGATTGAGGAGGATGCCGGTTCGACCGCCCGTCATCTTGCCACGGCGAAGTGCGACGCCAAGCTCGGTCGAAGAGCCCGTATGACGACCGAACCTGAAATGATAGGGCGGCTCAGTGCCCGCGATGACAGTGAGCGCCGCGTCGCTGCGGATGTCGGAGAACTGGATATCGGTGAGATAGGCTGACGTCGTGCTGTTCATCGACACGCCAGCAATGCCAGGGCTGAACGAGCCCCAGCCGTTGACCTTGATGCGCGAAGCCGAGTTGACAAAGTAGATGCCGTAGGCAAAGCCCTCGCAGGTCAGCCCATCGCGGAAGGTGATGTCGGTCACGCCGTCATCGAACTGCACGCCGGCAGCGTTGACGGACGTGCCGGTGTATTGGTCGATGGTCGCCACGTGCATGTGGCCGATGATGTCCCAGCGCGAGCCCTGGAACTTGAGACCGCCCGGCGTCGCGACGCCCTGGTTGACGCGGATGGTGACGTGCCCCTCATGCGTCTTGCCGGGGTCGCAGATGATGCGCTTGTCGTGCAGCGTCGCCGGCAGCACGCAGGGCGCGCCGAAGTACAGTTCGTGCGTGTCGATGATAACCTCGTCGATCATCGGCTCGGACAGCGCCGCAAGCAGCGCCTCGCCCCCGTTCCACGCCAGATCGTGGCGGAAGTAGTTCGACAGGAAGTTGAGACGCCGATGCATCCACCACGGCGAAACGCGCTGCTTGCCGTCGCGACCGCCCTTGAAGCGCCCGATATGGTTCGGCGTCAGGCGGACATCGTCATAGGGCCGGAATGGAGCCTTCGGGTTGGCGGACCCGCCAAAGACGACGCCGGCAGGAACGGTCGGTGAGTTGGTCTGAAGCGGCCCATTCCAAGTGTTGGCCTGCGCATCGACGATGATGCCGTTGAGCTGCACCATTTCCCAGACGGTATTCTGGAAAGCGGCATCTTCTGCGCCGCCCTGGCTTGCAGATATGAAGACGCGGTAACCCTGAACGCCTGGGGTCCCGACGATAAAATCGCCAGTATAGAAATCGACATCGCGTGTCAGCATCAGATCGTCGCCGACGACGTAGATGCCATTGAGCCACCCCGCCGGAGGACCGGGAGGATTCGGCAGGATCGCGGATTGCTTGATGAGCAGGAAGCGGATGCCGGGATCGGCCGAGATGCCGTTGATGTCGGCCGGCGCTTGCTGCGTCAGGTCGATGTTGAAATCTGCAAGGCCATCGACAATCGCGTCAAAGTCGATCGAGCCGCCCGGATCGCCCTTCTCACCCTTGTCGCCCTTCGGAACCTGCTTGAGCTGGTAGAGGTTGACCGCATCGTGGTCTTCCGTGCCGTCGCGCAGGTTGATGACCTTGTGGAGGTTCATGTTCAGGTCCCGCCAGGCGGGGAACAAGAACGGATCAGGCCCAGTGAGGACGAAGGTGACTTCGGCAAGCTGCATGTTAGTCTCTCAGGTCGTAGGATCGCCGCGAGAGGACCCGCGATGGATGAGAACCTGTTTCTGTTCGGCGACGAGAAGACGCCGACCAATTGGATCGAGGTGGATGTCGGAGGAGAGGGCGTGACGATCCGGGTTGCCGAGCCGGACGAGAAGGGCGGTATGATCGCGATGCCGAGAGAGAACGCCGTAGCGCTCGCGAAATGGATCTTGGAGAGGTTCGGCCTAGCTGATGACGGCGCGATCGGCCACTCGACGCCAGTTGGTGCCGTCCGAGAAGGCCGGCGTTGAACCGCCAACATCGTCCGTGACAAAGATCATGATGCCCGCCGTAGCCGCCGATGGCAGCGACGCCTTGGCGTAGGAGCGCAAGACATGATTGCGGTTCTGGTCGATGACCTTGTTCGCGCCGAACATCGACAAGCCGTTTTCGTTGTCGAGGCGCAAGATTTCATTGAGCGTCGTTCCGCCGATGGCGTTCAGGTGGAACAGCATCCGGCCGCCCATAGCGCCGACAGCCGGCGACGTTTCCACAAGCTGCATGCGGATACGCGCGACGTCGTCGAAGGCCGAACCGTTGTGGCCCTGCCCGATGATGTCGAGGATGACGTCGTTCGTCACCAGGATCGCGGGCGAGGCGATGGTGCCACGTGATTTCTGGGCAATGATGTCGACTTCCGATGCGTTTGCCGATGAGCGCTGAAGGACGATAGCCGGCGCGCCTTCGGACACCAACGTCAGGAAGTTGTTGCCGCCGCCGGCGATGCTGTAGGTGATGCCGGTCGTCGTAACGTCGCAATGGAGCGACTTGTTCGGCGTCAAGCTGATCGTGTTGGACGATTGGTAGATGCCGGCTCCGTTGATCTCCAACGCCGGCGTGCCGACGCTTCCAGCTACATCGATCTTGACCGTCGCATGGATGACCTCCATGAGCGAGGCCGACAGTTTGTATTCGACCGTCCCATCGACATAGAACCAGATCGGCGTCGAGGTGCCGCCGTTGAAGGTGCGTGAGCCGAACGTCGCCGCGCTCGTCGTAATGCCAATCTGGAACCAACGCGACGGCGCGGACGGAAACTGGACGATATCGGTATCACCCCCATGAATCCACGCCTTGCCAAGGCCGCCACCGACATCCCCAGGCGCGCCCTTCGGAAACAGGTCGAAGCCGATCGTGTAGTCAGCGCCGGAACCGTTCGGATAGAGATACGGCACCGGGTAGGCGATGCTCACGTCATCGCGCGACCTCAGCTTGAAAGCATGGTTGTCGCTCTCGTGGAACGCCACATGATCAAGGCCGTCGACCGTCCCACCCGTGATCGCGACCGCATCCGCATTCTGCGTCCCGATCGTCCCGATGCCGAGATTCGTCCGCGCCTGCGTCGGGTTGGATGCGCCAGTACCTCCATCGCTCACCGAGATGTCGGTGATGCCGGTAATCGTGCCGCCCGTGATCGAGACGTTGCTCGCGTTCTGCGCCGCAATCGTGCCGAACACGCCCCCTGTAATGATCATGTCGTCTTCTCCAAGGCCGCCCAAGCCTGGCCGGTGTTGGCGCCGTAGATGCTGATTGCGTTCTTGGTCTCGACCTTGAAGATCTGGCCGTCCTTCAGGAGATACGAGCCCGGCAGGTTCGGGCCTGCTGCCTGCCCGTTCTCCGAGATCCACATCTCGATGACGGAGTTGCTCTCACCCGTGAGCGAGACGCGGTTCGGATTGGCCGGTGCCAGCCATTGCGCCGCGCCGCCGAGCGCGATCGTGCCGGAGCGGTCGATATCGATGATCGGTGCCCGGTTTGCGCCTGGGATCGGCGAGGCATCGCCATCCGTGGTGTCGATCAGCACCGTGCCGCAGCGCTGGCGCGCGGTCGGCGTCTGCGTCCACACCTCCATGGAAAAGCGCCGCCAGGGCTTATCGTCCCAGAACGATTGCGGCAGCGTCAGGCGGCAGAGACCGTCCTCGACGACCCAGAAATTCGGCGCGCCTGCGGTGAAGTTCGGCGTCTCGATTTCGAAAATCGGCGCGCCCGCCTCCGGGTAGGCGCGCATTTCCAGCTGCACGCTGACGCCATCGGCGACGAGCAGCGCGTCTTGCACTTGCGCTGCCTGCCGGCCCTGGATGCGAATGTTGACCGTCGCGTCTTCCGTTCGGAAGAGCGTGACCTTGCTGGAAAAACTCATCAGTACTCCGGCATGAAAAAACCCGCCGGTGAGGGCGGGTTGTGTCGAAGAAGTCGGGTCAGTTCGGCTACCAGTCGCCTGGACCGCACCAGGATGCGATGCGCTCGGCGTGTGCCGGGCGGCCGGGCTTATACGGTCGCGCCAAGCCTTCCTTCAGCAGGATGGCGCCGACGTCGCCGGCCGGGACCGAGATGTTCGCCAGCGTGCGGCGATAGCGGTCCTGCCGGCCGGAGCGGTGCACCTCGACCTCCTGGCCGCGGATCAGTTCGACGACGCGCGCCTTGGCCTTGAGACCGGCAGCGAGTTCATCAGGGCAATGCGAGCGGAACGATTCCGGGGCGTCGATGTCGATGAAGCGGATGTGCTCGGAGCAACCCGCCTCTGGCTTCGCGCAGGGGAGGCCGATGGTGTCGCCGTCGATCACCACGATGCGGTTGCCGTCGACGGTTTCGGCCCTGGCACACGATGCGAGCAGGATGAGAAGAGCGGCGACGCGGAGCATCAATTGCACCAAGCGCATGTATCAGGCGCGAAGACCTGCGCAAGCCATGGGACGCCGAAGACGAGCCCAATGCCGCAAAGAACGAGCGTGAATGCTCCGATCGCGCCAAGGATGGACCCGAATCTGTCGGCGCCGATATCCCGCCTCGCCGCCCTCAGTCCGACGATCGTGAATACCCCGCCCAGTCCAATTGCCAGCAGCCCGCTCAAAACCCGAAGGACGTCGAGCACAATCCCTCCCTATTGTGACGCCCCGACCGCACTATATGCCCCAGGCTTGACCAGCCATTCAATGGCCGTGCGCATGCCCGGATAGCTGTAGTAAGGCACCTGCCGGAAGGCGGCGTCAACTGCCGCCCGCCGCTGCGCCTTTTGCACATCGGACCCCGTCGCCGGCGCGGCCAAGGTTTTAAGCACGGTGATTGCATCATCGGCCATGCCTATACCCGGCCCCATCAGGGTCCCGATGTCACCGCGGGAACCATAGCGCAGGGTTGGTGGCCCCTTGTTCGTTCCAGTCAGGAACGCCCCAGCATTGCGCAGCGGGCTCTTGATCGGGTTTACGCCGCTGAACTTCTCGACGATGTTGGAGAACTCCATCGGTACGGAGAAGATGCCGGTCTGGTCCAGCCCCTCGCCGATCCACCATCCCGGATTGAACGCGCCGGTCTGCGGATCGATCGACACCTTGTCGACGCGGTTGGCGGATAACGCCCGCAGATACGTCGCCAGCATGCCGATTGCCGTCATGGCAATCATGCCGCCGACGAAGCGCGCCTGATTTTCCTGCAGTCCCCGCAGAAGCACGCGCTGGTGCGAGGCAAGGGCGAATGCCTTGAACTGCGTAATGAGCTTGCCGGTTGGCGTGTTGGCGAACAGCGGTACATCGCCGACGCTCTTGGTCACGATGACGCTGTCGATGTCCTTGGACATGGCCGCGCGATAAGTGCGGACGGCGAGCGGATCGGTCCACTTCTCGGTGTTGGCGACGTGAACACCATCGATCTCTTCGCCGTGCTTGGCGAACTGGTCGGCGATGCGAGCCCGAACGTTGGCGTCGATGCCGAGATAGGCGAGCATGCGGTCATCACCGCCATCGCGCACGGCCCGCAGGATACGGTTCTGCGCCAGGATGGACGTGACGGCCTTCATGCCATCTGTCCAGACGGTAAGGAAATTCCAGCGCGTGGCGATGCGAGAGCCCTGATCAAGCAGGCGTTCCATCGCCGAGCCGGCGCGATAGGGATCGCCCAACTCGGCATAGCTCGATAGCCGATGCTGCAGGACACGCTCCACGACCTGGCCGGCAAGCTTCGCCTCGTTGATCGCCATGCCGGCCGCCGCGCGCTTGGCGCCCGATAGCAGCGGCGCGAAGCCTTCGGTCATCAGCGACTTCATGCCGTAGACCATCGCTGGCCGGAATATTTCGGATACGTTCGCGAGGATGACGCCGCCGAGACGGGTGATGTAGTTGTAGGCCAGAACGCCGTGGGCAATGCGCCCCCAGATCGAGCGCATCGAGGCTTTCTTGTAGGTGCCACGCAGCAGGTCGCGCATGGCCTCGACGTCCTGCACATCCTGTTTCTCGGACTTGCCTAGGTAGGCGAGCAGACCTTCGCGGGTCTTTTCCAGATCAGGCTTCTTGACCTGCTCCGCCAGCCACTTCACCGCGCCGGGATCGCGGTCTGAAATGGCGCGCATCGTCTGAATGTCCTTGGCGTCGGACACCTGCTTGCGGATCGCCGTATACTCGTCGGCGATCTTACGAAGCTGCTCCGCCATGTCGGCAGAACCGAAGCGGCGCGTCAGTTCGATCTCTGCCGCCATCTTGCGGGCATACTCATGCCCGACGTGGATAACATTGCTCTCAAGGAACGGCTCGATCAGCGCATCGGGGATGTGGAACGTGCGCTCTTTCAGCGGCCCACGCGTCGTCGGCACCAGGTGATCCGGCAGATTGTTGTCGAAGCCGCGTCCGGTCAACTTGCTATAGACCGCATCGGCGATCTCGCCGGCATAGTCCTCGCCGGCATTGCCGAACTTTTCCGCCCGCAGCGCGCCACGCTCGCCCTTCAGTGCCGCGACTTCCGCCGGCTTGGCCTTGGCAAGGAGATCGCTCGTCTCCTTGTCGAAGGCTGCGGCGACGCGTTTGACCTCGGCATCCGCCCAATCACGCACGATCTGCTTGAACTCGCCCTCACGCGCCGTGAGCCGCTGCTGATTGTAGAGGCGCCGGAAGTAGCTCTCCGCCGTGTCGACGCTCACGTCAGACGGCAGCAGCTTCTCAGCGATCGCCTCGTCCTTGAACGGGTCGAACAGCTTTTGCCGCCAGGACTGTGCGGCTTGCGTGACGAAATCGTTCTGGCCGACGTCGCCACGTCGCATGGCCTCGCCAACCGCATCCTCGAACTCAGGCCGTGTCATGCCGAAGTTGGCCTTGCGCCCTGCCGAGAAGATTTGATTGTGCGCCGAAACGGCGTCCGCCAAACGGCCGTTCATCATGGTCCGCATCAGCGTTTCCGCCGCAGGCCCAAGCGTCTCGCCCTCCGCATGCATATTCTGGAACAACGTGTTCTCAGCGAGTTGCTGACCGATGCGGCGAGCTGCGACAGACGGAGATGCATTGAGCCGAAGGTTCGGATTGAGGAAATCCGTCGATTCCGCCACTGCTCGCGCGGCACGTCCGGCCACGGTCAGGTCTTCGCGCGTTGCCGTCTCTGCCGCCGCCGCGCCGCCGCTCACAGCCTGCCTAGGAGCGCCGCCAGCGGCTTCCTCTGCAGTCGGGTTGATACTGCTGCCTTGCGTCCGCAGCCTGTCCAGCGCGTCCGTAGCCGCTTTCTGCTCCGCCCTAGACAGGAAGGCCGCAGCACCGCCGCCGATGAACGTGCCAAGCAACGCCGACGAACCGATGGCCCAGGCGCTTTCCTCTGGCGTGCGAAGCTGCTGCGTCGCATGCAGTCCAGCTTCTTGCGCCGCCGTGATGCCGGCGATGGATGCGCCGGCCGCCAGCGCAGAGCGGGCAACCGAGATGCCACCACGCGCCTTGCTGACAGTGCCGGCGACGGGCAGGAGGATCGTCGGATCGAGCACCGTGGCGCCGATGTCGGAAAGAGTGCCCACCCAGCCGGATGCCGCCAGTGTCTGCCGATCCTTCGCCTCCATGTCGATCTGCGCCTTCCGCATGCCCATGGCTTTCGGATTGTGCACGTCGACAAAGCGATCCCAGTATTGCTCGTAGGGCGTTCCCTTGATCGCGCCCCAGGCGTCGAAGTTCAGGTCAACGTCTTCCGGCGCGCCCATGTCCTTGTTGGAGAAGAACGAGCCGACGAGGTTGTTTTGGCGAAAGGCGGCGCCAAGCGTTTGGGAGAACTCCGGCCGCACCTGCTCTGCCGCCGATTGCTGATCGGCGGTCGCAGTCTCAGGCACGCCGACGAAGGGCGTGTCGAGAGGCGTTGGCGCGAGATCGATCAGGGGCATCACTTTGGTCCACGCCCGTGCCGCTTGACATAAAGCTGCGCAGCCAAATCGTTCACCCTTTGCAATTGCTCTTGCGCGCCTTTGCCGAAAAGCGGATCTTCAAAGACAAAGCGCGCGCCAGAAATCTGCTGATCGCCGATGTCGCCTCTGCCTGTCTCCTGATTCCCGGCTTGGCTATACATGATCCAGCGAACGATGCTTTCCTCTGGCGGAAGGTTCTTCTCTATCTCCTTCATTTCCGAGGGATATTCTTTGCGCAGTATCTCAAGCCCACGATGTACCGACTCGTGAACGAGATTGCTATTGTAGGCAAGGCTAGACAGAACGGAATCTGTCTTCTGATCGTAAGCCCCGGCCACAGTCAGAAACGAGCCATTCGCCGCCTCGATGAAGAACTTGCGCGGATCGAAGCCGAGCGCCGCCAGCGGGATGCGGTTCGCCACCAGCGCCGATTTGACGATACTCTGTCGTTGCGACGGATCGAGGCCCATCAGCTTCGACTTAGTGCCGGTGCTCAACTTATCGAAGATGTCGCTCATCCGCCCCGTCATCACGCCCGGCGCGAACGCCTCAGCATAGGTGTTGCGGCCCTTCGCCATCGTGGCCGGGCTGGAGACGCTTTCGCCGACGAGATTGCCACGTTGGCCGCCAAGGAATGCCTCGTCTTGGCCATAGAACTGGCCGTTTTCGAGCGCTCTTTTAGCGTCATCTTCCGTAGGCCACCCCGAAATCGGCTTGGCTTGGATATGGCGCATCTCCGGATCATTGCCGACAAGCCAGCTAAAGAACCCTTGATTCTCCTTTCCGCCTGTCGTTGTCGTGTCGCCGACATCCTCGTGCTGAATATTACGACCATCGGCCGGGATGTCCGTCTCTGATGGCAGCGAAACAGGCGGCAAGCCTACCTTCTGACGGCGTTGGTTCACGTCATCCAGCCGCTTCTGCAAACCGACCCGATAATCGTCTTGACCATCAGGAATGTCCGGCTGCGATCCAGGGCGCTCAAACGGCGGTGGATTCTCTGGCTGGCCAGGTCGCCAAGCCGGTGTAGACATCGGCTGGACGTCATGCACCCCAAGGTTAGACTGCGCTCCGTACATGTAGCTGCGCTGCGGCGGCGTCGCGTACTTCGGCGGTAGTTCTGGCGCAAAGGGACCGATCGGGCTTCCTTCCTTGCTCAGCATTTCGCGGCGCTGTTGTTGCTCTTGGATGTCCTGCCCCTGCCATTCCTTGAATGTGGCAGCGCGCCCGCTCTGGATCGCCTGCTGCGCCTCTGCCGGATCAGCGACGAAGGCCGCCTTGCCGTTCGGGCCGTAGATGTATTCGAGCACAGGCTGGCCGCTCGTGCGGTCGACATAGGCGAGGCGGTAGGGTGCTGGCTTGCCGGCATCGAACGCCTGCGCCGTCTCGCCCTGCGGCATCGGCAACAGCGCAATATCGGTCGCCGGGATGTCCTTGCCCGTCGCCTGCTTCACGGCCTCCGAGGCTTGGCGATAGACGTACTCATACCCGGTGCTGTCGCGCCCATCGCTGATGGCGGGATAGGACCGCTCCACCGGGTATTTCGTCAGCGTCGCTGTGCCGAACGCCGTCGTCACGCCGTACACCTTGTCGAGTTGTGCCTTGGCCTGTGCCATCGCAAGCGCCGGGTCGCCGCTCTCGCGATAGAACTGCTCAGCGACTTCCTTGAAGTCCTGCGTGATCGCGCCCTGCTGCTCCGGCGAGACGCCGACGCGAGGATCGCCCATCAACGGGAGCCACGGCGACTGATCGTAAAGATGGCTGATCGTGGCCGGCGTGATACCGTCCGTGAATGTCTTCAGGTCGGCGTCCTTGACCACGACCTTCGAGCGGTAGGCCGGATCGTTCTGTTCGGTGACGCGTCGCACTGCATCCGCCGTGCTCGTGCCCTGGTCGAGGTAGTGGCGATAGGCGACGGCGGATTTGGAGATCGCATCGCCACCCTCGACGCCAGTGAAGGCGTTCGGGTTGCGCGTCATCAGGTTCGCGGCGACCTGTAGCGCCTGGCCGGCGATGTTCTGGTCAGTGCCGTAAATAGCCTGGCGCATCCCGTTGGCGGCCGGCTGCGGAACGATGCCGCTAACCCGCTGGATCGCATCGACGGCTTGGATCGCCTTGTCCGGCGAAGCCCGCACGATTTCGGTGTAGGCATTTGCCGCGATCTTCTTGTCTTTGTCCTCGAACCGGTTCCAATCCGTTTTCGGGTTCGCTCCGAACATCTGATCGACGGCACCGGCGCCCTGATCGCGCTCGGTCAGGTATTCCTTGCGAGCGGCGCGGACCGAGGAATACTCCTCATAGGTCTTGAGCGTGCCATTCTGCCAGCCCTGCTCGATGTCGCTTTCGCCGAGTTGGCCGTTACGGGCGGCATACTGGTACTGGTCGACGAGCGCCTTGCGCTGCTGCTCCATGGCCGCCGCGTCGGCCTTGGCCTGCGTCAGAAAGGCGTTGTTGGCATCGACCAGCGAATTCGCCATCTTGTTGACGCTGTCCGGATCGAGACCGGAGAAGCGCTGCTCGACGTAGCGCGAGGCGACCTGATAGTGGTCCGGCACATAACCGCCGCCGCCCTTGAACAGCTTCGCCAGCGCAGGCTGCGCCCAGGCCGGCGCCTGATCGAGGGATGCGCCCTTGTAAATGCCGGCCGGGCTCGGCCCCCAGAAAGTCGGGTTGGCCCGCGTATCGATGTGAATGGAGTTACCGGACGGATAGATGCCGATGCCGCGGCCACCATGCGCGATGGCAGACGAGATCAGTGCTGCCTTCTGCTGATCGCTCCAGCCAGCGACGTTGAAGTCGATCGCGTTGCCCTGATAGTGCTGCGAATGTTCGACGTGGCCGCCAGTGGCATAGCCCGCCGTGATCTTCAGTTCCGGCACCATGCCGTCGCCGAGGATGCCTTGCACCATGCCCTTGGCGCCAGGCGACAGATTCGTGAGGTCTGCGCCGGGCTTAAGAACAATCTGCGGCGCCTCGTAGCGCTGGCCCTGCGCATTGACGAATGGCGTCTTGCCGCCCGCCTCATCACCGCCGATGCCGACATCCTGGCCGACCATCGCTTCGGCGCCACCAGGACCAGACGGGCCGACATCGCCGCCAAGCACTTTGCGGACATAGCCCTGCGTTTCCTTCGGCAGGACATCGTTGTCACGCCCCTTGCGCAGCCAATCGTCCGCGACGCCAGGGCCAGCGTTGTAGGCAATCACCGCCGCCTGCGTATCGCCGCCGTAGCGCTGCAGCATCTTGCCGAAGTAGGCTTTGCCGATCTGCTCGTTCGCCTGCGGGTTGGCTGCGAAGTAGGCATGAAGCTGACTGTCCGACATGGCCGCGACGTTCGCCATGCCGAGTTCCTTGGCCGTCGCCCGCGCAGTGTCCGGCATGACCTGCACAACGCCCAGGGCGCCTTTGCTTGATACTGCCGCTGGGTTGCCGCTCGCGTTCTCGGCGATATGCATGCGCCGCCACGCATCATCGGCCGAGCTGTAGCCTTGCACGCCGAACAGGTTCTTGACGACGCTTCCATCCTGAGCCAGCGCCGGATTGATGCCGGCCGCATACATGGCCATCAGGTTGTGCTTGGCGGTCTCCTTCTGGATCGGCGAGAGGGACGGATTGGCATCGATGCGCTGCTGGTCCTGCAGCATGAGCTTCTTCTGGAGATCGACGTTGCCCGGATCGTTGCGCGCCAGCGTGATGTTGGCGTTGACGCGGTCGCCTTCCTGCACCAAGGCATAGCGCTGCTTCTCGGCATACTCATGCTGCCCGAGGCTGTCGGTGAGCTGCCCCTCATAGTTGACGATCAGCGGCTTGAAGCGCGCGCGCTGCTCCGGCGTCAGCGTGGAAGCGAAGTCGTTTGCCGCCTTCTGATATTGCGTTCGGAACGCGGCCGTGGTGTCGCCCCCACCGGGCGGCATGTTCTCCTTCGCCTGCCGGGCAAGGTCGTTCTGCTGGTTCTGGAACGCCTGGAAGTTGGCGGCGGCGTCGAAGTTCTGCTCGCGCTGCTGTTGAAACCGCAGCGCATCCGTGGCGTTCTGGACGGAACCGCCGAGGTTTTCGATCGCGCCGCCGGCCCGCTGTATTGCGGGACCGACGTAGTCGGTCGGTCCCGGCGCGATCGGACGGCCGGAGACATAGCTGCCAGACGCCGGTCCGAGGTCGGTGAAATCAGGAAGGCGAACAGGCATTACCACTGCCACCAAGAACTAGACGCGGCATCGCCGCCGCCGGGCGTCTGATACGGCATGCCACCGCCATAGCCGCCCATGCCCTTCACGCCCTTCGCGTAGTTGTCGAAGGCGCTGCCGAGGCCGCTCAACAGCGACGAGCCAGCGCCGATGTAACCGGCCATCCGCGCGCTCTTCGCGCTCGCCCGTGCCGAGGCTGCAGCGTCCTCATAGCCGCGCGCCTGGTTCTCCCCCATGCCGAGCGTGGTCTGCTGCTGCACGTAGCCCTGTGCTGCCGTGTCGCCCATCAGGTCGAGGATGGTCGGGTCGGTCGCGCTGCCGCCGGACGCCGCCGCAAGCGCGCGCTGGCGGGATATGATCAGGTCTTGCTGCTTGGCCTGATCGGCAGCCTGCCGCGTCGCGCCCGCGCGCTCCTCCTTGGCCTTCATGTCCAGTTGCTGCGCCTGGAACTTCTGCTGCGCCGCCTGCGCATTGCCGGCCATGATCGAGCCGGCCGCCGAGACGACCGCGCCGACAGCGGTAAGGATAGGCCCGACGACTGCCATCAGTGCCTCAACTCGAAAATCGGAGCGCCGTCATAGCGGCGGTCAGTGGCGACGAAGCCGAGGCGAGCCAGCCATTCGGATGCACGCGGAACCGTCTCGTCACAGGATGTCTCGACGCGGATGCCGCAGCGGCGCAGAGCCGCCAGGAAGCGCAACGCGCGGCGATGCAGCCCCTTGCCGAGTGCGTCCTCGAAACCGGGCGCCCGGAATACGTAGCCCCATGCCGGGCCGCCATCGAGCGGCTTGGCTACGCCGCCCATGCCGACAGCGCGCCGGCCGCACCAGGCGGTCAATCCGTAAAAACGGGCAGGCTTCTGCAGGACGAACTGGCCGAAGCGGTGGATGTCGCTCTGCCGCGTCCTGCGGTACTCAACGGGCATCATGGGTCGCGAGGCTAACCACGAGGGCTTTCAGCGTCACCGGATAGGGCGACTTCGCCTGGATGCACACCCTGGCATCGGTCGTCCAAGAGCCGGAGAACGGCACTGCGACATCGTCGATCTCGTCGTACAGCACGTTCTGATCGATCTCGGCGCCAGCCACCACGCGCGGCAGAGGATCGAGGCGCGTGAAGCTATCGCCATAAAGCACCGCCTGCGGCACGGTCTTGTCGAGCAGGAGCGCGATATGGTCGATGCGCTTCTTCTGCATCAGCGCCGAACCGGCGTCCGCGGCATAGGCGAGCTTCGTCGACTTGAACTGCGCGGTGTATGGCAAGCCCCACCAGACCGAGGTGACCGCCGGCGCTGTCATCGGCAGCGTCACGGTGCCATTGATCACCGGCAGGTTGTCGTAGCCCCGCCCGTCTGCCCAGATGGCGATGCGCTTGCTCTCGAAGCCGGCTGGCACCGTAAACGTCCGCGTAGGCGTCATGCTGGTCAACGCCCGGCCGCAATCCACCAGCTTGTTGACGGCACCGCCGCGCGTTTCGCGCTCCATCGCCTGCAACTCGACGCAGCGGTTCGTCACGCCGCCGATGGTGCGGTTGATGACGAGATAAACCTGATCTTCCTGCACGCCCGGCAGGCTTTCGCCATCCTCGACCTTGCCGTCCGTCTCGTAGATCGTCCAAGCGATGACCTTTTCGTCGCGGTTGTAGGTCAACACCGCCATCGTGCCATCGGCCAGCACGCAATAGACGCGGGGGTCCGGCCTATACTGTGCGAAAACCTTGACGATGCCGGCCAGGGCGATGTCGGGCGCGAGCCGCATCAGCGTCTGCACGGCATAGTCGCCGGTATCGCTCGCCGCGATCTCGAACAGGTCAATGCCGCTGCGGCCGACATAGACGCCGCGCTGCCCGACCGCCTCCGGCGAGATGTCGGCACTGCCGAGCTGGTCAATTTCGCGCGCCGAAAACACGGTCGGCGTGATCGGCTCATCGATAGCGTTCGACCGTACCACGTTAATGGCGACTGCGGAGCCCACCACCATGTTGAACAGCTTCAGCACCCACAGATTGCCATCCGCCGGCCCAGTCGCGATCGATCGCACGACCGGCGCGCTGTCGCCCGTGGTCGCGTCGTCGTAGTTGTCGTAGGCGTCCGAGACGGAGCCGAACATGTAGTTCTGCCCCAGCCACCACAGCCGGCCGTCACTGACCACGACATCGCGCGGATAGCCCTGCACGCCGGACCAATAGCCCTCGCGCCAGATTGCGGTTGACGTTGTGCCGCCGAGGGCGTCAGTGACTTCGGCGCTCACCACGGTCGGCGAGGTATACGCCGTGATCCTGACACGCCCGACTGTCGTGCCGCCGGCATAGACCAGTTCCACGGTGGCGCTGCCCGACGCCCAGCCGCCGGGCGCAAAGCCGAGGCGCCAGAACACAATGGCGTTGTCGTTGGTGTCATTGACGGCGACGTCAACGTTCGCAGTGTAGGTGGCAAATTTGCCGAAGGCGTCATCGGTGCCGAATGAGCGCTCCAGCGTGATGGTGCCCGTCCACGTGCCGCTGATCTTGACCTGGAACGTGCGCTGGCCGGTGTGGGCGTTGTACTGGTCGGTGCCCTGGCTGTCGACGCCGGTGACACGGATCGGATCGGTGTACTGGCTGTCGCCGGAGATCGTCGCGATTTCATCCTGCCCGGTATGGATCAGTTCCCAGATTGCGCCGACGTGGCCCGGCTTGAAGATGGCGTCGTTCGCCGTCAGCGTGATGCCGCCGAGCTTGCCCGATGGCGCAATCGGGATCTGCGCCGGGACCGGCGGCTTGAATGGCCCCTTGATGGCGCGATACTCTTCGATGCTCCACGACTTGCGACCGCGGCCGACGATGCGCTTTTGCGGATAGCCGCGGCAGGCGGCGAAGATCACATCACCTTCCTGGCAGATGCGCAGCTTCGGCAGGTCCACTGCGACCCACGGCGCCGTCACTTCGAGCACGCCGGCGCCATCGATCGAGACCGGCCCGACCTCGCGACGATACTTGTCCGGCGCAGAAAACTCCAGGTACACCGTGCCCGTCAGGGCGACCGCGAGACGATGCGCGCCGGTTTGCAGCGTCATCTCGGCGACCACATCATCATCGCCAGCCGTGGTGCCGATGCGCATGAAGACGGGGCCGTAGCCGACCGTGACGTTGATGCCGTGCTCAAGCCCAGCGGATGGCCCAGGCACGGTGATCGCCTGTCGCAGCTTGGAGCGTGTCAGGCCGGACCCGACGATATAGGCCGTGCTGGCGCCGGAGGCCGTCACCGAGCCGCCGGGCGAAGGCACCGTCGTCCAACCGGAGAGGCCGGAGAAATTGCCGTTGGCGATGGTCGTGGTCACGGCCGCCCGCGTGACCAGCGCGCCGTCGTTCCACACCCGCATCTTGCCATCGGTGAGTTCGAGCAGCGAGGACTGCGCGCCGGTGCCGACGAACCGGAACACCTTCGCCGCCAGATTGCTCTTCGTGGTGCCAAGGTAGGACGTGCCAGGGCGGATACCCATCCAGCCAAGCGTCGACAGCATCCAGTTCTTGACGACCTCGCCGCAGATCGCCATGCGCGGCAGGTCGATGCGGCCAAGCGCCTTGCGATCGATCTGGCCGCCGTTAAAGGAGTACAGCGGAAAATTGCCGCGGCTCACCAGCGCAAGCCCTGTTCGCGGGAACGCCAGCCGCCGCGCGAGCGCGTCAGCCTGCCCGCCGGCCGCCAGCCGAACGGCACCTCGCTGGCATCCTGCGTCGCGGCGCGGTCTAGTTCCGCCTCATACGTCAGGCGAAGCTCGTTCTGGTCCGCCGCCGGCCGGATGCGAGGGCCGCGCCGCCAGGCGAGATAGGCCGCCACCACATCGGCGAACAGCGGCGGCCATGTCTCCGGCGAGCGGTATTGATGCGACACGTAGGACGCCACCAGCGTCGAGCAGTTCGTGTGCCAGTAGTTGTCCTGCAGCAGGAAGTCGATCGGCAGGCCGTCCGGCGGCGAGCGGTCGCGCACCCAGTTGGTGCGCAGATGGTCGTCGGGGATCGCATAGGCATAGCTGTAGCCCGGCGCGGCGAAGTTGGCGTGCTCGTCCGGCGGCTGCCCCTCGTAGGTCGGATTGGCCAGTCGCGAGCAGAACCGCCACGGCTTGGCGCTGAGGCACGCATCGACCGCCTGCGGCCATGCTCCGGCCATGACGCGCGCACTCTCCGTCAGCCCCTCCGACAGCTCAAGCGGCGTGATCTCGCGCTCGGCGAGACGCGACAGAGCTTCGTTGGTGACGGAGAGCTGGTCGGGCATCAGGCGGCCGCCTTTTCCCTGAACGGCTTGACCATCAGCCGAAAATAGAACACGCCCAAGTCATCGTCTCGACCAATCGATGCGCCAAGCATGCGAGCGGCAAGAGGCGTCGTCGGGATGTCCTCGGCGAGGAGTTCCGTCATTCTCTTGCGAATGACCATCGGGAATTCGTCCCATGTTTCGCAACTGTACCCGCCAAAGCGCTGCTCACGTAGCAGCGAAAGGCGCTCATAGAGCCCGATCTCCCTGACCTTCTCGAAGGCCATGGGGATGGCGTAAGTGATCGGTGCCATCAGGCGGCCGCCTTAACCGGCCCGGCCTTATGGGCGCGCAGCCACTCTTCAGCCTGCGCCCGATCATCAAAGCCATGCCGGATCACATCGGTGCCGACAGTGATGCGCCATTTGTGGTGCGGGCCGGCGAAGGCGACCTCGTAATCGACGGGCTTCGACGGCTGCGCCTTCTCGACGCTGCCCTCCCAATGGTAAATCTCGCGCATGAACAGTTCGCGCGCACGTTGGCCGGGGACGGCCTGCCCCTTGTGCGTGATGCGGCCATGCCACTCGAAAGAGCCGTCGTCGGCGAGGATTTTGATCACGTCGCGGACCTGCGCGCGTGTGGCAAACTCGCGCCAAAACGAGGGATCGCGCACCATGTCGATGGTTTCGCCTTCGGCCGTGCGGGCGAGATAGACCCAGGTCGTGTACGCCTGAACCTCGGTGCGGATATTCGTCGGTTCGGCAAAGCGGGGGGTTTCGGGCATGGAGCCTCACTTGCTGGAGAGAACGGAGCGAGCCTTTCGCCGGATTTGTGCGGCTTCAGCCTCGGAGAGATTGCCAGCGTTGACCTGCTGCGACGCCCGGGCCAAGGCATTTCGGGCATGGCTGGCATCATTGACCGGGTACTTTCGCTGCCCTGGCAGTCCGAAAGCGGACGACGGCAGCATGTTGCGGCGCTTGGCCTTGAGAACGGGCATGGTGTGCCTCGCGAAAGGAAACGGGCGGCATGAGCGCCGCCCGCGTGGTTGACGTTACGTCAATCCGTGTTGGTCCCGGTGATCGTCACGCCGTCGCTCAGGTCCGCCGAGCCGTTGGCGTTGATCACGCTCACCCAGCACCAGGACCCCGTGAGCGGCGAGGCGTCGTTGTCCAGAACGAGGACAAGATCGCCGGCCTTCATGCCGAGGTCCTTGGCGTTGGTGAAGTAGCCGGTGACGCGGACCACGGTGACGGCATCGGTGGACGAATACGCCCACAGCGCCGGCTTGAGCGAGGAGTGCCCGTAGGGCTGCGCCAGGATGTACGGAGGGTTGGAGGTGGAATATGCCATGTTCTGTGCCTCCTTACGCCAGAGCCGAGCCGTCGTGCGCGATCTTCACCACGCCCGTGCCCTGGATCAGGGCCGTGCCGTGGTAGAAGGTCGTACGAGCCCAGGAGTAGTCGTCTTCCTCGTTGTAGCCGGAGAAGACCTGCATATCGGCCGAGTTGAGTGCATGGCCGACAGCCGCCTTGTGCCAGACGAAGCACGACTCGTTGTTGGTGCCGAGGCCGGGGACCTCCGGCGACACCATCCAGGTCACGTTCATCCAGCGGCGCTTTTCGGGGCCGACCACGAGAGGCCGGTCGCCGACATAGTCGCTCGACGTGAAGCCGGTGACGTCCGACAGGTACGCCCAGGCCGCTGGCGACAGCAGACCGTAGATCTGCCCGTCGTTCGGGATCTTGGCGTTCCAGAGCTTGGTCAATGCCTTGTTGACCAACGTCTTGCTCATGGTCGCCGCGCCGCCGGTGTTGACCGAAGTCGTCGCCAGCGTGGCGATGATCATCAGATCGACGTCGCGGTTGATGACGCCGACGCTCTCCATCTGCATGATCCGACGCTGGTCGGACTGGCCGGTGAAGATGTTGAAGTTGGTCTTCTGAGGCTTGTCGTGACGCTCCTGCAGCGTGACCTGGACCTGCGTCAGGTCTTCCATGGCTGCCGGGATTTTGCCGTCAGCGCCGCGGGTGACGGCGGTGCGGTTGGGCTTGGTGACGAGGAAGTAGGTACTTGCGCCCTTCGTCATCGTCTCCGTGGTAACGGTATCGCGAAGAACAGATTGCCGGGTCTCGTAACCGGCAATGAACTCGTCGCGATACATAATCTGCTGGGCGGTTGTCGCCATAGCGATATGTACCTTTGATGATTCATTGGGGGTTCCGATCCGTGTCCGGTAAGCCGAGCATCAGCGCCCGCCAGTACTGGCGGTTACTTCTGTCTCGGAGCGTTCATGGTCGTGGGTGGGTGATCCGTCGCAGTGGATCAGGCTGATCGCCGAGTGCTCGGCGGAATGGGGTTAAGCCGCAGCCTTCTTGTTGCGCTCGGCGGCGCGCGCCTGACGCTCATAGGCCGCAGTGATGCGGCGATCATACTCGGGATCGGCCAGCTTGCGCTTCGCGTCCTTGTCACCGGCAACGGACTTGGAGACGAGTTCCTTGTGCGCCTTCATCAGGTCGCCATCGGACACGCCGCCCGCACTGGTGCCAGCTTCGAATGGCGTCCCGTCGCCGAGATCGCGCGCTGCGGTCGCCAGAAGCTTGATCAGCGCCGGCTGGTCGCCGAGATATGAGCCATCGGACAGCCGCATGTTGACCAGCTTGTCCCAGTCATCGGCGCCGATCTGCTCCTGCCCATACGAGCGGACCATCTCGACGGTGCGGCTATAGTCCTTGCCGTATTCGGCCTTGAGCGCCTTCTCGGTCTCGATACCGCGATTGCGGGCCGCGACCTCCTGGTCCTGCAGCCGGGCGATCTGGTCGTTCATGTACCAGTCGACGGCATCCTTGGCCTGCGCCTGCGACCAGCCCTTGGCGTGCGCGAACTTGCCGAACTCGGTCAGGTATTCGCGGTCACTGTCGGTCCACTCGTGGTCTTTCGGCGCGTCGAACTTGTATTCCTCCGGTTTGTCCGGCACGCCGCGAGCTTTGCGCCATTCTGCCTTCTGCTCGTCGGAGGCGTTCTCTGGAGGCTCAGCAGCAGCGCCGAGGCCCTTGCTGACCTGGGCGCGGGTTTCGCGCAGCGCGCGTGCCACGGCCTTCGGGCTACCGAAGCGCTTCAGGAGCTTGGCGGTATCCTCGTCGCCGTCCGCGAGCTTGTCGCGCCAGTCGTCTGGCCAGTCGCCCTTGACCGGCTCGACGACACCCTCTCCGCCATCGGCAAGCGGCGCCGTCTTCTCCGGCGTCGGCTCACGGCCGCCTAGCAGCGTCTTCGGGGCGGTTGCCGCAGCGGTCTGCTGCGACGCAGCTTCGCCAGTATTCGTGGTCGCGGCGGCAGTCTGAGTGCCGGTCTGCTCGGATTGCGTCGTCTCAGCGGCTTGATCCGCCATGGTCTACCTCTGGGAATTTCTCGAGCGGAAGATGACATGCGCGCCGAATCTGGATGCCGACGAAGCGCCGGCCCTCGGCGAAGATGGTGGCGCGCTCGGCGTCAGGACCGCCGGGCACGTAGGAGATTTCGTCGATCAGGCACGCCTTCTGGCCTATGGCGGCAATGGCGAGGCGCTGCTGATCGGGCGTGGCGGTGCCGGCCGCCACGGCCCGGATGGCGTTGGCCTCGGGACGGGCGAACTGCGCGTCCCAGTGGGGGTTGCTCATGAATCAACCGGATCGTCTGGTAGCGGCATCCACCAAGACGGCTCACCGATGGTTCCGACGATCGTTTCCCAACCGTCGTCGTTCTGCTTTGGAGAAGAGAACCACCAACCTTCGATGGCGCCAGGATTTGGCTGGTCATCCGCATAGCGAAGCAAAATGATGGTGCCGTCCTTTGGCGCTGTCGCCATCGGCTGCCAATCGTTCATATTCACGAGATCGTCGTGGTGGCCGGATTGCCGTGCGACGTCGTGATCGGCTGCGTGTCAGCCTGCGTCGGCCCGTTGCCGCCGGGCTGGAAGTCGGAAATGCCGCTCATGGGTTGCTCCTATGCTGCCGCCTGCGCGGCCTGCAGGTTCTGCACAGCCGACGCCGTGCTGTTGGTCGCGTCCGCAACCGTCTTCACGCCCTGCGCCGTGCCGACGATCTGCTGGAAGGCGTTCTGCATGTCGGCAGGCGTTGCCTGCCCGTCGTCTTCCTGCTCGTCGTTCCACCATGTCGCTGGCGTTGTTGCCATGCCTGCGTCGCGGAACGCCTCGGTGAGGTTGATCTGCTGACCGCTCCGCAATTGCTGCGCCTGCTCCATGTTGGCGGCGGCGGCGAGAAGCTGGCCGAGGCCAAAGAACTTGTTGGCCTTCTGCTCGTCGAGCGCCTGCTGCAGTGGATTGGAGAAGGTGAACTCCACGTTCTGACCGCGTAGCTCGTCTGGAAATGTATCCGGCGGTCCGAACGTGCCGAGCAGCATCAGTTCGGAGAACGACGCCTCCAGCACCGGCTGGGTATATTCGGTCTCCAGCGGCTCAAAGAGCGGGATGGCAGCCCGAATGAACTCCTCGACCAGCCGCGCCGTCTCATAGGCTGTCTTGCCGCCCTGAGGCAGCGTCAGCTTGTTGAGGTAGAAGCCATCGGCGAGCGCCTGGCGGACACTGACGAGCATCTCGGTGCCGAAGCGCAGGTCGCCGCCTTGCTCAAGCGTGCGTAGAGCAACGCCAGACCTTTCGTCATAGACTTTGTCGATCCATGTGGTGCCGCCGGCAAACGTGTTGATGTCCGACAGAACGGCTCCCTTGGTCGCGATGGTCGGCGGGTCAACCGCCTTCTCGCCCGCCTCCATCAGAATGCGCGCCAGCGTCTGCAGCATCCGGGCATCCGGCAGCATCGTGATCGTCGCCGGACTGATGCCGTACTGCGAGCCCGAGACCGTGCCCCAGCGCGGAATGATGTAGCGCTTCGACCGCGTGCCCTCGACGCGCAACAGCGTCTCCGGCTCCTTCAGCACATAGACCGAAACCCAGGACTGCCGCACTTTCTGGTCGCTGTAGTTCGCCCACTCGTCCACCGGCATGACGAAGTGCACGACGTCGAACTCGTCGTACATCTTCTTCGGGTCGTTGGCCGCCGTCCGGACGCGATCGGGCAGATTGTTGGCCGGATTGCGGGACAGTTGCCACGCCGTCATCTTGTCGCGGCGCACGATCGGGCAGGGAAAGCCGCTCTCGTCCTCGTCCCATGCCACATCAGCCGGATGCCAGTTGCGGTAGAGCAACGAGCCCCGATCCCGCGTCGGCTCGCAGGTGATGACGCCGTTGCCGAAGGCGGCATAGTCCTGGTCGGTCTCCTTCATGGCGCGGACGAAGCGGGTGCGCTGATCGTAGAAGACGCGGCGCATCACCGTGGCCGCGCCCTCCAGCCATGCCTTGGCATGTGCCGACAAGTCATCGTTCACGCCGCCTGAGACGCGGATTGAGAACCAGTCCTGCCCGCGCGGCCGCAACATCGCCGAGAACGCATTGCCGAGGTCGCGCCGCGCCCGCACGGTGTACGAGTCGAACAGGTCGCTCGCAAAATCCTCGCCGAGGCACATTTCACGCGTGAACGTGGCGCGCTCGGGGAAGAATAGCTCGGCGATCTCCTGATTGAGGCTGTCGAGGTTCGACTTCTTCTCGAAGAGCCGGCCTGACAGCCGAAGGAGCGCCTGCGTCGTTTCGGTCACTCAAACCACCTTGCGCAGTGCCACGCGGCCGATACGCACAGTCGCGGCGACAGCGGCCACCAGCACCAGCATGTTGAACTGCAGCTGCAGCGTCGTGCTGGTCAGCGTGTAGACCGGCGTTCGCATCACGCCTGAGAGAGCGCCGACGTTCGGGAATGCCTCAGTCGAAACTGCACGTCGGAAATCGCCGCTCGTGATCGCGTTGTTGTCGAGCACCTGGAGTGCCAGTTGCGAGACATTCGCCGCGCTCGCGTCCATATCGATGTCGGCGACAGCGTAGACCTGATCGCCAACGGCGAGGTTGCCGGCCGTGATGACCTGTCGCAGCGAGACGCCGCCTGTGGTGCCGGTCCCGCCGAGGACGACCTGCTGCCAGGTCTTGCCGTCCGAGCCCGTGACCTTGCTGTAGACACGCGTCCAGGTCGGGCCGGCATTCTCCGACCAGCTATCGGAGACGGAGCCGCTGCCGCCCGTGGCGTTGAACGAGCCGGCCGTGCCCCCCATCATCGGGTTGGCGTTGAGGCAGCCACCGGGATTGTCCGTCGCGCTGTAGGTGTCCGTATTCGACCACGGCAGCAGGTCGACCGGCGGAAACAGCGCCTCGATGATCGGCTTCAGCGCCAAGGCGATGTGATAGGCGCCAAGCGGCTGCGGATGAATGCCGTCCTTCGTCTCGTTCGCGCTGGCGAAATCGCCCGTGGTCGAGGTGATGTTCGCCATGTACTGCCAGGGATCGGCGACGTAGACACCCTGCAGCGAGCGCTGGTCCAGCAGCCATTGCCGCACACGGATGTGGATGTTGAGCTGCGAGCCAGTGAGGCGCGCGCTCGTGTTCGTGCTGTCGCCCTTGGGCAATTCGGCCACGAAGATGACGCGCCGCCCGGCCGCAAGGCATAGGTCGCGGATTGCGGCGAGATTGGAGATCGTCGTGGCGTAAGAGAAGCTGCCAGATCGGTCATTCGTGCCGCCGAACACGATGATCGTCCCGGCCGTGGTCGCCGACAGCATGCCGGAGCAGCGCGCTAGCATCTGCGTGGTCGTGTCGCCGCTGACGCCGTAGTTGTCGGTCAGCGCGAATTCAAACCGCTGGCGGGTCAGGAACTGCAGCCATCCGATGAAGCCCTGCGCGAGCTTGCTGTACTCTGTCGACGTGATGCTGGTGCTCTGGAAGGTCCGGCTATCGCCAAGGAAGGCGATGTTTCGCTTGCCGATCGCCGGCAGCAGGCTGCGTTCGGCCGCGATGAACTCGCCCGGAGGATTGGACATCTGCTCGTCTCCTACCGCAAGCCGCCGGGTGCGCTGCCGAGGCTGTCGTCAGCATTCGTGGACAGGATCGTGGACTGCCGGCCGCTCTGAGATTGCGCGGCCAGGATCGACATGCGCTTGGCGCGGAGCACGGCCGGGTCGTTGTCGTCGGGCAACGGGACCACGGGCTGCGGCTTGGGCGTTTTCGGCCCCTTGAAGATGCCCATCAGCGCGCACCCCCATAAAGCTCGTCCCAGCTTCGGATTGTCCGAGCCGGCGCATATGGCTTTTTCAGATTGCCACCGATCGGTTTGCGCGATGGATCGTAGAGTTGCTCGTGCAGGATTTTGGCATAGGCATCCGCAGCCTCGACCGAATCGAAAGCGCCGAAGTTTTGACCTTTTTCGCCCCAATACTTGACGGCATCGTGCTCGGTCATGATGGTGCCTTCATTCGAGACGCGCGGGATGAGGACTTCTTTGCCAGCATTTGGTCCCTTTTCAGGACTGTATGATGTAGTGTACACCGTCGAAATTGTACCATCATGGTTTCTGACGACTGGCCGTTTAGTCAGATCAATGTTACCGGGGCTTACCATTCCCGGCACATTCTCTGTCACCTGCGTCTTAGAGAACAAAGGATACTGCGCTGGGATATCGACAGGCTGTTGGAGTGGCCCGGCGGCCCTTGGATCGGTCGGCGGCATCGGAATGGCGGCAGGCGTTGCTGACAAGATCGATGGTTGTTTCGCACGGAACAGCGCCGGACCCGGAGCCGGACTGCCAAGCAAAGAGGCGCTCTGCTGCTGTGACGCGACCTGTTGAGAATTGGCGAAGATGCCCATGCAACCCTCGATTGGTTATCTCCCTGAGAGGGGCATTTCTCAGCGCACGGCTGGAAATATCGCGCTGCGGTTGCAGCTATCGTCCGTGCCGACGCCACTTCAAATGTGCGTAGCCGACGTTGGCGCGATCAGGCAGCGGCGCCTGCGGCCCCTCGACCTCGGCGTATCGAAGCATCATCAGGCCGTAGCGCGTCGCCGACATGAGATCGTCGCGCTCCTTGAACACCTGCCCATCCTTGCGGTGATACAGGCGAAACTCTTCCCACCAGTCCGCGAGATGGCGCAGCACCTTCAACCGGCCGGTCTGCATGCGCGTCAGCATGTCCATCAGGCCGGCCTCGACGCCTGCGCTGCCGTCTTCGTACTGCGCCCGCGTCGGCAGCATGTTGAGGCCCTGCGCGCCGTACTGGTTCGCCAGAGGCTCGCCGCTGTCCTTCGAGTGCTGCAGGCCGTCGTGCGGCCATGCCCACGGATACGCGCCCCAGGTCCGCAGCGCACCGGCATGCACCACCGGCGTCTGCTCTCGTGCCCGGTATGCCTTGGTCACGTAGACGATGTCGTCGTCGCGGTTCCAGATCAGTTCGACCGCCGCGAACGGGTGATCCCAGCCGAAATCCATGGCACCGATCTTCGGCCACCAAGCTTTCGGCTTGATGTCCTCGATCGCGATGTCTTCCTCCGGAACCGGGAAGATGCGGCCGGACCCCAGCACCGGGATGCCTTTGGCACGAGCCTCGCGCTCATGCGCCGGGAAGCTGGCGATGATGCGCGCCCGCTCTTCCGGCGGAATGTGCTCAGCATCCTCGATCGTCATGTTGGTGTCGTGGCGATCGGGCGATGACACGGACAGGAACCGATGCACCACGTCGGACATCCCTTCCAGCGGCGTGAACGTCATGAACACCGAGCCGCCGGTGGCAATCGTGCGAGCCAAGCCCTCGTCGTAGATGTCGGACGGCGGTTCCTCATCGAACCAGACCAGATCGACCGAGGGACCCTGCCATTTGCGGCGCCCCTGCTCGTAGAACTTGAAGCGCAGCGTCGAGAGGCCGCCGCTGACATGCCGCACCTTGACGTAATCGAGCAGGTCGGCGACACCGCGCGCCAGCGCATAGTCGACCAGCGTGTCAGCCGGGATCGTGCCGGTGCCCCACTCGCCGACCGTGCCCATCAGCACCTTTTGCGGTGCGTCGCGGGTCGATTCGCCAGTGTGCCCCGTCGCCCAGGCCAGGATCGGCCGGTCCCAGCGTCGGCCCGCCCACCAGTTCGGGTATTGTCCCGTCAGGTGATAGGCCGCCTCGCAGCCGCCGCAGAAGGTCTTGCCGTTCTGGTTGCCCGCTCGTAGCAGTCGCTCGCGGAATGCCGCTCCAGCCTCGTGGAAACGGCGCTGTGGTGGATATGGCTGGTAGAGGGCGAGACGATTGCGCTCCAGCTCGGCAAGCTGGCGCAGCAGGTCGTCAAGCTGATCCGGCGGTAGGGCCGAGACGGCTGAGGCCAAGTTGTCGAGCAAGGCCAATCGCGCGCTCCTGTTTCTGAGACAGGCTCATGTCGGCGAACTCGCCGGGCTTACCGACTTCGCGCTTGTCGACGAGGTAGCCGTGCAGCTTGGCCTTGCCCATGACGGCGGCGACAGCAGCGGCCGCACCCTTCTCATCAGCCATCGCCAGATTACGCGCGGCTTCGAGTTCTTCGGTAAGGCTTTCGATGGTGACGAGCGTTCGCTCAACGACGGTCGCCTGCAGTTCCAGAACCCGCTTCCTGACGCTTTCATTTGCTTTCAGGCGCGTAGCGTTGCCTCTGTTCGCCTTGAAGCCAGCCTGTTGATAGGCTTCGTCGGACGTGAGACCCTTGGCGAGCCCGCGGGCAAACTCCTCGTGCCTCTGGTTTTCGAGGATTGGCATGCAGCCCTCAAACGAAAGGCCCGGCAGCAATTTCTTGCTCCGGGCGCAACTTCTCACGGTGGATATGTGACGGCATAAGAGGGCGGGCCACGCGATTTGTCAAGCCGCCCGCTCGAATGGGTGGGTCCTTGCCGACATCATGCCCAGGTGCACGCCGAGCGCCATGAGTCCGTCGACCGCAGCACTGTCCTGATCCATGCCGAGCGGATTGCCGTCCAGCGTGAGTTGCTTCACGGCGAGCAGAGCTTTAACGCCCGCGCCCATCATTGCCTGCTCCATCTCGACCATGCGTCGTGTGAGCGTCTGCACCGTCTCGTCTGACGGGCCGCGCCCGGTTCCGGCAGCCTCGTTGTGGTACGGCGTGGGGATGCCCTTGGCCGATCGCCAGCGGCGGGTGACGCCGGCATACTCCTCACCTGCAAGGTAAAGGTTTCGATGCAGCCGTTGCGCAAGGCAGAACTGGCCGAACACGGTTGCGCAACGCTGGTCGGTATTGCCGCGGCGATGAGGTTGGCCGAGCACTGTGGTTTCGGCGATCACCTTGACCTCCTGCGAGCGCTTGGCCCGGCCGTTGCCCTCGCGATGGACGATTTTCCGTTTGCGACCTCGGCGGCCCATGCTCATTGCCTCAGTGGCCGCGAAGCTTCTTAGCAAGCGCGATGACCTCTTCACGCAAGAAACGAATTTCATCGTGGCGATCAGCATTCACGCTGGGCGCCAGATACATCCCACGCTCACTGTTCCAGCGCAGTCGGAAGAAACCATCCGGCATCATAATCACCTCCGCCATTGTCGTCGGGCGGTCGACGCCATTGCCTGGCATGATCGGCTGAGACCAAGCTTCCTTCGGGATCGTAACCATCTTGCTCATTGTGTTTCCCTATGTCGTCAGATCGCTTGGCGAGGCCGTGGAGCGGCATCGGGTGGCTCAAGGCTCCGGAGTGGCCTCCGACCCGTCCTTTGCCGCTGGCGGGCTTGCTGATGCCGATTGCTTGGCATCCTCGACGCCACGCAACTTCATGCGCTCCGGCCAGTTAACTTCGGCCGGTGGTACGGATCGATCTTCCAAGTCCCATTTCGCCAACAGCGCTATGGCCGCCAAGCGTTCCACCGCTTCCCTTCCGGCGATCCAGTCGGCTTCGGGGACGAGGACGAGGTGGGCGTCGTTGATCTGGTCCTGCAGGTCGAGCAGCCAATCGCGAGCGACCTGCCGATCAACTAGCTCTTCGCATGCATCGAGGTATTCCGGCCCGTAGTCGTCGCCAGTCGCAGCGCAGAGCGCGATCAGTTCGTCGATCGTCCGCTCTGGATCGGGCTCGAATTGGGGAAGGGGTGGGATGGTCATTTTGGAACGTTCCATTTCGGCTCTCACTTTCTCGGCTGGTCAGTGGTGGCCGCAACGACCGTTTCGGCCGTCCTGCCTATGTTTCCGGCCGCGCAATCACACAGCCACTCGCACAGCACCGAATATTCGCCATGCACCGGGCCGAGATCGGCAACAACGAGCCAGCCGGCGCGGAGGGCGTCAGACAGGTCGGCGCGGCGGATGTAGCGGAAGAGGCCGGCGCGGATCAAAGGAACGCCTCCTGCTTCGGCTTGGATGGCGGCTCGATGAAGAGGTCGGCTTGGCGGGTGGCTTGCTCGATGCGACGGCAGGCGATGTCGAAATAGGATTGCTCGCGCTCGATGCCGATGAAGCGGCGGCCAAGCTTGACGGCCGCGACGCCTGTTGTTCCGGAGCCCATGAAGGGGTCAAGGATCGTTTCGGCATTTGGGACGAAGCCAAGGCACCAAATCATCACCGCAAGCGGCTTCTGCGTTGGATGCCCCACCCCCTCAGCCAAATGCTCAACGCGGCTCATTGCGCAGCCTCGATGCGGTGCTTGACGCACTCCACGCCCACCCGAACCGTGAGGCCCGTCATGTCCCGCCCCATTGCGGTTGCGGCGAGACGCTGCTGGGCTTCGAGAAGGCAGGCGGTCGGCACGGCCGAGGCGCACGGCGCGGACATGACCGAGACGGCGTGCGCTCGGTCGCAGCGGGTGGAGGCAAGGCAGAGGAGGATGACGGCGAGCATGGGCGCTCCTTCAGGCTGCGGCGGGGGAGGGGTCAAAACAGACTGTTGCCGAGCGGCGAAGGCGCTTCCATGCCGCGCTTGGCGTAGTAGATCTTCGTCAGTTCATGGGAGAGCGTCGGCCAGCCGTTGCGCGGCGAGCGGCGTTCTTCCTTCGTCGCCATATCGATCAAGTCGGGCTGGCTTTCGAGGATGGCCGCGAACTCCTCGACGAGATCGGGGCGATCGGCCAGCTTATCGCACATGGCCTTTTCCCAATCGCAGCGAGCTTTGGCTTCCAGCGCGTTCATGTCCTTGCCCCTGTTCGCTAGCCGGCGAACCATCTTGGAGAGCATGGCCTCGCGCTTGTTCCACTCGTCTCGATTGGCGGCTCGGTCAGCCGCAGCCTTTGCGTAGCGCTCCGCCTCCGACATGCGCCAAAGAGCGCTTTGCGCATTGGCGACGATGCCCTTTATCGCCGCCAGCTCTCGATCGCACCAGTCGATCATTTCGGCGATGCGCGGCAGAAACTTTGCCGATCTGACGATACCAGTCTTCGGGTCAGCCATCGCGCTGACCACGATCGCCGGATAATCCTCCAACGCTTCGACCATGTCGGAGACGAGCCCGACAGGGTCGCGGAAATCGGCCGTAGGGAAAGCGCGGATGACGCGGGTGATAGCTTGGCGAGCACCGGCACCCGCCCTCATTCCCAGCTCGAGCGAAACGGCTTCAGCGGCGCGCTGGATGGACTGCTTGCCGGCCGAAACAGCCGTCTCATCCGTAGCGACCATTTCCGCCAGACGGGAGAGGTTCAAGCTCAAGGTCGTAGCCTTGGCGCGCGGCTCCGGTATCCGAAAGGGCGATGTCCCATTGCCGGTTATGCTCAGTTCGTTCATTGGCTTTGCTCTTGGCTGGCTTAGTGGTTTTGAAGGGGCCTATGGCTTGCTGAATCCAAGCGGTCGGATCGATGACGCGCTCGTCACGAGCTCGGATGATGGCGTCGAGCACGGCAATGGCATTGTCGCCGGTATCGCGCAGCCACATGCCGACGAGCCTTTTCGGGTCGCCCTTGGCGCCCATGGCTGCCAGCATCAGCGGACCTTCTGCCCAAAGCTGATGGCGTTCGTCGGCGTATTTCGGGGCCAGCGGCGCGGCAGCGCCGTCTGAGCGTAGCGAAGACGTATCTTTCTTACTCTGTTCTATGTCCTCTGGGGGCGATGCATCAGCGTTGCCAGGCGTTGCATCGTCGTTTCCGCAACTGCCATGCAACGTTGCATCGGCGTTGCGCTTTGCTTCACGATGCTTGCGGGAACGTTCCGTGCTATTGTCGCTCTCGTATTGCCGAGCCTTCCACGCCTTCACGGCGCCATCGGAGATCATACCGATTTCACCGAACGCCGAGACAAGACTCTCGATGACGGCAAGCTGCTCGCCGAGCACAGCGGCGATACGGCGCGCCGTCGTCCTGAATGCTCCTTCGGCTTGACAATGCGCCGCATCCTCAAGGATCGCGTGCCAAGCGGCGATCGCGACGGAACGAGAGCACCCGGCGATCAGCGCAGCTTCGCCAAGCTTCGGGTCGCTGACGGTGCCCTCGTATGCGCGATACCAGCGTGTCACGCCGCGCTCCTTTCCCGCTCTGCCCTGGCCTGTGCGGCGCGCTCAAGGCGACGGCCGCCTGCAAGGGCAAGCTCTGCATTGGCGCGGATGCCTTCTAGCTGGGCTGGCACGCCCGCATAGCGCTTCTGCACGACGTCCTCGGCGCACCAGTCGAGCTTGTTGTTGGCGAGGCGAATGATGGCCATGGCCTCGGCGTGTATCTGTTCGGCTTCGGTCATGCAGACACCTCGACCACGTCGATGCCGTACAGCGCCAGCATGAGCTTCTTGGATCGGATAAAGGCAGGGGTCCGTACGCCCTTGGTGTCCTCGACAACGAAAGCATCGCCCCGGTGATAGGTAAAGTCGGCGGCGTAGGTGCCGATACGAATGCCGTTAACGTCGAGCGGATAGCGAACCTGTCGCCGCAGATCGCGGATCAGGCCAAGCTGCTCTTCCTGCCGCAGCGCGTCATACCGCCGCGCCTCCGCCTTGCTGGCGAAGCGGATGAGATTGGTTGATCCGCAGATGCAGAACTCGGCATCGCCGGTCGCGGCAGCGCCGCAGTGCTCACAGCGGAAGGCGGCGACAGCGCGGTATTTGTGGCGCTTTGCCGGCTTGGCGGTTTGCTGGTATTCGGCGGCGGAGATGTGCTTCATGCGACGTCCTTCGCAATGACGTGCGCACGGCGCAGAGATGGCTCAGCCTTGATGAGCGGCCGGAAGACGATCTCGACATGCGCAGCGCACCAGGACCGCCCTGGAAGCGCCGGCTGGCCACAATAGAACTGCTCGGCCAGCGGCGGGCGTGAGTGGCCCCACAGCGCATAGCGGCAATCGCAAGCGCGAATGTCCATAATCGTCGCGCCCGATCGAAGCGGCAGAAGGCGCGGCGCCTCGACGGTTGCCATCTGCTTTTGCAGCGCCGCCATCTCGCGCTCAGCAGCAAGCATGGCCGACTTCGCCTCTCTCATCTTGCGCCGAGCATCAGCGCGGGCCGATGCCTTTGCTTCCTCGGCCTGCTTCGCCTTCCTGCGCTTGTCTTCGTCGCGCTGGATATTGAGCCGATGCACGCGCCCAATAACGGCGCTGCGGCTAACGCTGAGTTCGCGGCCGATCCAGCTCGCCGGCCAGCCCTTGCCAAGCCACATCTCGCGTAGTTTGTTGTCCTGTTCCGGTGTCCAGTTCATGCCGACTCCGGATGCAGTTCGAGGTATGCGCTGTTGGCCCAATCGAAGACGCCCGCGCTCGGCGGCATGATCGGCAGCAGTTGTTCGATGAGCGCCCGGTATTTGCGGGTCGCGTAGAGAACCACCGTATGGTCGCGACCGAAGCTGCGGCCAATCTCCGGCAAACTGGCAGGCGTCAGATGCTTGGCCAGGGTCATCGCAACATGGCGCGGCTCGATGAGCGGCTCCGTGCGGCGGTTGCTCACCAGGTCTGCCTTCCGCTGACCCCAGCGCATCGCGACGGTCGCAATCACATCCGAGATGCGGATGCTGCGGACGTCCACAGGCGCGACCCCGATAAGCAGCCCGCGAAAATCGAGCACCACCTCGTAATCGACGATGGATGCGCGAGGCGCTCGTGCCCTGGATATGATGGGCTCGTCACGGCGGAGCGGGTTGAACAGACGCTTGCGGATGGCAGGATCGAAGGGACGCAGCACGTCCGACTGGTCTATCGGCAGCATGGTCATGGGTGACGCCTCACAACACCGTGGCTGAAAGTCTTCTTGAAGGGTGAGTGCTTCCCGCATGGCATCGGCCTGCTCTTCGGCTGCGTGGCGCCGATGTGGCGGGCGTAGAGCCGCTTCGTGCGGGCGATCTGTGGAACGTCTTGCTTGGCGGTCTTCTCGCCATGGCAATTGGCGCAGAGGACTTCGCAATTCTCTAGCGTGGGCTCGCCGCCAAGCCCGTCCGGCAGCACATGGTCATATGCGAACTTGCCGGGCATCAGATGGGCTGTGCAGCGCTCGCAATGGCCCTTGCAACGTCGGAATGCGGCGACACGGACGGCCTTGGAAAATTCACGTCTCATGCCGGCGCCCTCATCCAGACGTCGAACTCGCCCTTGAGTTTGAAGAAGAGCGAGGCGGCATCCGTGCCGGGCAAAAGCTCAGACCTGCTTTTGACGTTGCACCACTCGCGCAATGCCTCGGCGGCCGTGTCCACGTCCGAGACGTTGCGATAGCTAAGGCGCTCGCGCATGAACCGCTGGAATGCCTCGCGATCGCAGAGCAGCGCCGCTTGAACAGGGAGCGCTAGCTCCTCCATCTTGCGGCGCTCTCTGGCAGGTTCCTCGGCCTTCGGCTGCATCATGCGGGCCAAGGCGACGGGAACGCCCTCAGCGGGCCTCGGCGTGCCGAATGCGCGCACGAAGTCCTCAGCCGCTTCGATCGGTATTTCGATCGTGATGGCGCAGACCTTCCGTCCCTTGATGAACCGAAGGTCTGTGTAATCGCCGCTGATGGCTGCTGACGCGACCATGGTTACTCAGCAGCCTCCGCAGGCGCGAACTGCGCCTTTTTGCGCTCGACGGCGCCGACGACGTGCTTACGATCGACGGCGTTCGCCTCGTGCCAAAAGGATTGGAACTCGCCGGTCTTCTTGAACGCCTCGATGTCGGCGATGCTCTTCAGGTCTTTGACCTCGCGGGCCATGCCGATAGCCTTGGACGAAACCGCAGGCTCTTTGGCTGCATCTGGCCTGCCGGTGGAGACGACGACGGGCGGCCCCATCGGAGCGCGCTCGGTCGCCTTGTTGCCGTCGTCATCGTCCTCGCTGGCGGCAATGCCGACCATCGCCATGAGCGAGTACCGGCGTGCATACGTGAGGGCTGAACCGAAAGCCTGCGGCGTGTTCTGCAGGACCGGCAGTCGAAGCGTGTCGGCGATGAACTGGCCTGACGAATGCATGAGCATCGTCTCGACCTCGACGGCGCCAGTATCGCCGCGCGCCATCTGAACGTAGGACAGGCCATTGCTGCTCAGCGGAACGCGAATGGCGTCACGGACGGCCGCAAGGTCCGCGTAACGGCTGCGAAAATGTGGATTGGTCGCAGCCTTCTCGGCGTCGTCGAGAGCTCCCTGCGCCTTCGCCAGCGCGCCGGCGAGTTCGTTGATTTGCTCAGAGGTGCGCATGGTCATTTCGTCCTCAACGAGAGGGAAGGGCCGCTGTTCGACAGAACCGCTCCTGGCACGTCCTCGCCGGCCTCCAGCGCGGTCTTGATGGCCGCCTTGTCCGGTCTCGGATCGAAGGCGCACAGATGCGGCGGGATGGCGTAGGGATCCGTCACCTTGACGGAGACGCGGCCCTTCGCGATGCCGATGGTCATGTCCGGTGCGGCGATCTTCGGGATGCCGCTTTCCTCCATGGCCCAGAGCGCGATGTCGCGGAGCCGCTGCGCCCGATCCTCGTGCCGCTTCTTGCGGGCGGCGAGATCTGACGCCATGAGCGACACGACATCAGCCTGGCACTCCGCCTCGCGGGCGGCGCGGCAGATGCGGACGATGCGCTCCTGCAGGTCAGTCTCACCCTCAAGCGTATCGGCGAGCGTCGTCTCATCGAGATCGGGATGCTCGGAGATCAGCCGATTGCGCAACTCGACGTAGAGTTGGACATCGCGGCTGATAGGGGTGACATTCGATTTGGGCTGAGACATATTCGCCTCTGTTGACCTCAGTGAGCCGCCCGGTGATGCGTGTGGTGCGCCAGCCGGGCGGTGAGGCTGGCAACGCTGGCGGATCAGGCCGCCGTTTCCTTCACTCTCGCGCGGAGCTTCGCGGCCTTGAGCCCGGCTACCAGTTCGGCGTTGCGCAGCTCGCGGAGCTTCACCCGCCACGTCTCAGCGTTCTTGCCGCGGGCTTCGAGGCTGGCGATGATGGCTTTCAGGGATTCGACGGTATGTTTGGGAGCGCGGGCGAACATCAGGCGGCCCTCACGTGTGCGCGTGCACGAGGCTCACTTTCGGCCCTAGCGACAGCTGCCCGGTAGATCTCCAGGATCGCGCCCTCTTCGGCGCGCTCGTCCGCAGGCCGGCGGCGCTCGGCCACCAACTTCTTCAGGATCGCGATATCGAATCCTTGCCCCTTGGCCTCTTTGTAGACCTCGGACTTGTCGGAGTTCAGATCCTTGATTTGCTCTTCGAGAGCCTCAATCCTCTGAACGAGGCTGAGGATCAGGCCGTCGCCCGGCTCGGCGGTCATCGGGCGCCTCCCGCAAGCGCTTCCCGCGCTGCTTGGAGGTGCGCCTCCACCTCGCCAACTTCGTCCGAGCGAGGGTCCACAGCGCCTTGGCGAGCCACGACCAGTTCGGCTTCGAGGCGCTTGATTTCATGTTCCAGCTCCCTGGTGACGGCGGCTCTCAGCCGCTCGTAAACGTCAACAGGGATGCTCTTCAGGCGCCCGCGACGCAAGTTTTGCAATGTGCCGAGCCCGACCTTGACCTTGCGCGCGACAGCGGGAGCGTCATGGCGGCGCTCAAGCAGGCGGACAAAGCCCCGGCTTCTCTCCACAAATTCATAGGCTAGGGTCATGCGGCCCTCTGTTGGCTGATTTGTACGCGGCGGCGGTATGATTGGGCTGTCCATGTCGTGCTCTCCTGCTCATCGAAAGGAGCGGGAGCGCAGGCATGGAGGAGGATGGCTTCGTTCATATCGGCCACGCATGCTGGAAGGCTTTGGCGAGCATGAAGCGTGCGCGGCAGGAATTTTTGGCCCGAGCCGTTGCGGGGCTCGGGCCTGCCAGGGAGGCAAACGGAGCCGAACGCGAGCGTTCGCACTCCAATGTCAGCGGTCAAGCTGACCTCGTGACGGCTCAGGCCCCGAGCCGAAGCGGGTTGGAAGGGTGGGCGCATCCGGGGGGAGTTGGATGCGCCCACCAAGTGGCCAGCCTTGACGTGGGTCGACGGGAGGAGGCTGGCGGGAAGGGTGATCATGCTGCGGCCTTCTCGACGGAGGCGGGAAGGTCGACGACGACGAGGCGATAACCGGCGCCGTAGACGCAATCGAGATCGAGGCCGATGGTTCGGATTTTGTCTCGAATGCGCTCAATGGCGTAGTAGAAGGTGCTCTTGGACGGCCCAACGCCATCGTCCCACGCGTCGTAGCGAATGGTCTCGGCGGAACGGAGTTCCGGATAAGCGCTCGCGACAGAGGCAAGGATTTCGATCTGCGTCTTCGACAAAGAGATTTCGCCGTGCGCGGTCTTGACGGAGCGGATTTCCGTCGAGATCAGGAACGGCCGCTCGACGGATGCGCCGCAGCACGGACATTCGAGGATGTTCACGGCATCACCCAATGATGGAAGGCCACGACAGCGCCGACGACGAGGGCTGCCGATGCGAGGCAGCAGAGGACGCCGAGCCATCCGAGATCGCGCTGGGCACGGTAGGCGCTGGCATCCGGGTCGATGGAGGCGGCGCGGTCGAACATGCGCTCGACCTCGACGGCCGAGCGGTTGGCGATGACCTCGCCGGAGAGGCGAGGCGGCCGGCGGCCGGGCTTGGAGAAGCGGGGCGAATATTGGACCACAACATCATCGCGCATTTGCGTTCCCCAGGATGAAATTCGGAGCACCAAGCTCGGCGTGAAACCGCAGACTCGCCGTGTCGTAAGCGGCAGCAGCCTCTTCTTTTGTAGGAAAGTACCCAAGATGACGAGCGCGACCGCCGAAACATATCTGAGCTTTCCAGGTTTTGTCTCTCTTGTAGAAACAAACTCCCTTGAATCCAGAAGTGTTGTCAGAGCGCATCGAGATGTTGAACACATTCTCCGAGTGCGGGATATCTCGGAGATTGGCGATACGGTTGTCGAGTTTGTTGCGGTTAATATGGTCTAATTCGTGAACAGGCCATGCATTATGATAATGAGCCCATGCCACTCTATGCACGGAAAATATAAAAACCTTGGATCGAATGAATGCATGTCTTATGCGGAGGCATCTATAGCCGGTCTCCATAACCGTGCCAGCCTCCTTCCCAGAATATTTTTTATTAAATGTGCGGTTCTCTCGGCTCGTATCGGGGCGAGCCTTCCAAAATATCTTCCCGGAGAGGTGGCAATATGAAAGAGCCGCGCGAATGGCATCAGGCGTCAAAGCCTCTCTGTATAGTAGTTTCCCGCTATTCTTCCAAATGGACAAAGCATCAGCGTCAAACATTGGCCGATCCTTTCGAGAGAGACCGAGCGATGAAGGCGGCGAAAATGGAGCAGATGGCCCAGAAGATGCCGGCGCCGATTTCCCAGCTCGCCCAATCGAGGAGGGCGAGCGCGCCAGTGCCCATGGCGGCGAAGGCGTAGAAAGGTGAGCGGAAGAACATGGCGCTACTCCACCAACATGCCCGTGGCGGCGATGGCGAGGACTGCGACGACGAGAATGGCGACCAGGGCGGCGTAAAGGACGCAGGAAAGCTCGCCCTGCGAGCGCTGCGGGATGGCCGGCTCGTCGAAGGCATGCGGCCCGATCAGGCGATCGAGGCGGACGTGGAGCTTGGTAAGCTCACCAGTAAACGACATGGCTGGATGCCTCGAACAGGATGGCGATGAGGACGAGGTTCAGGAAAACGAGAGCGATCAGGGCCATTTGCTGGGCTCCGGGTCGGCCAGCCCCGGCAGCAGCGCCTCAGCGGCAGCCATGCGGGCGCTGGCTTCGGCGGAACGGACGCGACGTGAACACGTTGCGTAAACACGGCATCCGATAAGGTCTTGGCAGTCGGAACAGGAGAATGAGGAATGGCCTCCGATGGCGAAGACAAGGCGCCCCTTACGGAACCAGTCACCATTCAGTGTATCTTCGTCAGTGGCGTCGACATCGTGCTCTCTGGCCCGATCGCACGCTTTGTCGGTTGGGCCGAGATGCCGGCCATCGGCGGGGAGACCGAAGAACGGCGCATCGTGGTGCGCTTCGTCATGTCCCGCGATGCGGCTCGCACGTTCTGTACGGAACTGCGAAACGCCCTCAAGAGAAAAGGCCATTGATAGCGGAAATGGCTGGTTAACCATTGGTTCGCCGCCTGTGGAATCTGAGAAGAAATCGCGTGCCGAGGTCACAGAAGCGTCATAAGTTCCGTTCCACTCCGGTTGAGATGCACCGGATAGGAGAGGAAAACTTTCATGCCTTGGGATTGCGTTCCCGATCGGCGCGTTCCGATCGAGCCTGTACTTGTTCCAGATCGCTTCGTGACCGGCGTGACAAGCGTCACTTACTTGGGAGGACTTGTGCGGGTGACGCTTCATTGCGATCGACCCGGAGAATTTGGCGAAGTCGATCGGATTATTGTGGCCCGTCTCGTGATGAGCGAAGCCGATTTCCAGATCATGGCCGGCATCGGCTTCGAGGCGGCTCAGAACCGCAAATCGTTCCCGATCACAGTGGAGGCGCGCGCTGCTCATTGAGCGGCCTCCGTCGCCGGAAGATACAAGTCCGGGCGCAATTCATGCGCTGGAATACCGGTCAGCCGCACGACATCAAGAACGCGCTCTGCGGGAACGCGCTTCGTTTCCCACTTGTACAGCGCTGGCGCCTGAACGCCGAACTGCTCGGCGAGCTGCGCCAGCGTCAGTCCGTGCTTCTCGCGATATTGGGAAAGGGCGTTCGACATGCCGAGAGATTTCCATATTGGAAACCTCGTGTCAAGCGCGGATTTCCAGTTCGTGTCGGGACTCTGGATTTGGCGTCGCCTATCCTGTTTCCATGATGGAAAGGATCGGCCCAAGGCTTCCGCCCAAGGTTTTCATCCGCGAGTGGATCGCTCACGAGCGCATCACTCAGGAGCGGTTGTCCGAGCGCATGAGCGTTTCGCCCGGCACTTTGTCGAAGCTCATCAACGGCCATATGGAGTGGACGCCGGGATACATCCAGGCCGCAGCCGACGCATTCGATATCGACTTTGACGACATGTTCCGGCATCCTGATCGACCGACGCCGGCCGACCTTTTGCACCAGGCCGTCAAGAGCTTGCCGGCCGAAAAAATGGCGGACGCTCTGAGAGTCCTAAAGGCCCTGACGGGGACATAACCTTCGCCTGATTTCCATTTTCGAACCGCCGTCGCACAAATCTGAAATAGCGATTTCCGAATTGGAAATTTCGCTTGACATCATCATTTCCATATCGGAAACTCTCCTTCATCCCCGCCGCCCACCTCGGGCCGACCCCGGCGGGATAGCGAGGCATCCATGGCACGCACAGTCGAAGGAGGTTGGCTAGACGGATTTCCGATCCGCCGCGCTCGCAAGCCTCACCGCTGCAATTACTGGCATGGCCTGCACAACGGCGGCCGATGCAAAACGATCATCCAGCCCGGCGACTTCTACGTCGAGGGCGAAGGCAACGATGAGGCCGGCGGCTTCGGGAATGACCGCTATTGCCTGCCGTGCGCTGGACCGGAAGCGCAGGCTTCCGCCGCTCGCGCCACCAAGGCAACCGCCTGAAAACCCACCCTTCCCAGGGCATTGCCCAGCGAGGCAGAAATGACCGCCAAGCAATATGCGCTAATCGAGATCAAGTCTGGACGCTTTCCAAATATGCGGATCGACGAGTTCGGCGGTCTGTTCTGGCTCACCGCAACGGACACTGAGACGCTGTTCAATGAGAACAGCTTTACCAGTCGAGAGGCCGCCGAGAAGCATCGCAGCGCCTGCATTGACCGCGCCATGCGTTTCATCGAACGCGCCGCCGCCTGAACCTTCCGCCCACGCCGGCCTGATCGGGCGGCGCGAGAGATGAGGACGAGACCCGATGACCGAACCGACGCTCCATGAAGCACTCGCCGCCAAAGGCATCACGTCTGAGCGCGACGAGAACACTGTGCGCACCGGCCGCCGGGTGCTCCGCAATGCTGATGGCGAAGTGATCGGCCGCTTCGACGTGCATGAAGCGTGGGCTGGTTTGGCGGCTGGCACCTTCGACACCTGCCTGATCACCGATGCCGATGGCGTCACTCGTCGGCTGCCTTTCCAGATCCGCGTGTTTTGACCACCACCCGGCCGCCCCCGCATCCGGGCGGCGCGATAGCGAGGAATGACTGATGCACGCCAGCTACGACAGCCGCGCCCTTCGCCGAGCGGAGGAACTGTTCGCCGAGGTCGCGCCGATCTGCGCAGAGGCCAAGCGCACTCAGTTCCGCCGCGCCTGCAGGCAGCACGCCGAGCGGATGATCGCCGACTTTGACATCGATCCGATCGCCGCCGAGATGCTGCACCGGAGCAAGCCCGATCGCTCATGGCGCATCACGCTGCGCTTCCTCCAGCGCCGCGCCTACCGCTCACAGAAAGCCTACGAAGCGATGCTGCGGAAGGCGGCCTGACATGAGGATCGTCACCAGCTTCTACCGGCCCCCAATTGGCACGAACGCGTGCGACTGGAGCGCCGTCGACGACGACACGTACAGCGGCGGCGAGACACAGCCCATTGGGTTCGGCGCCACCGAGGCCGAGGCGATCGCCGACGCCGACACATCGACCCGTCCTGCCGTGCTGGCGAGGCCTGGCGGACACGGGGAGGCGGCATGATGGCGCGCGCCATCTCCTCCTCCGATCCGAGGGACACCGCCATACGCGGGAGGGTAGCGGATGGGCTTCCGACTTAGGAGATAGACACAAATGGCCCGCATCTATGTCGCGTCGAGTTGGCGCAATGCATTTCAGCCAGACGTTGTCGCCACGCTGCGAAAGGCTGGCCACGAAGTCTATGATTTCCGCGCGCCATTCAATGGCGTTCCTGGCTTCGCCTGGTCGGAGATCGATCCGGACTGGCAGGGATGGTCCGCCGCGCGCTACCGCGAGCTGCTGACCACGCACCCGATCGCCTCGCGCGGCTTCGTCAGCGACCTGCGCGGCATGCAATGGGCCGATACCTGCGTGCTGGTGCTGCCCTGCGGCCGCAGCGCCCACCTCGAGGCCGGATGGTTCACCGGCCAAGGCAAGCGCTGCATCATCTTGACCCGCGACGGCGAAGAGCCGGAGCTCATGGCCCTGCTCGCGACCGACATCTGCATCACGCTCGACGAGGTGGTCAAAGCGTTGTCCGCGCCTGACGTGGCCCAGATCGAAGCCACCCGCCCCACCGCCGAGGTGTCACGCTGATGCGCATCGCCATCGCGGACCCGCCTTACATCGGATGCGCGTACCTGTACCGCGATCATCCAGACTTTGCCGGTGAGGTCGACCACGTTGCGTTGATCGACCAGATGCAGAGCGAGTTTGATGGCTGGGTACTGCATGCCTCTGCGACGCCGCACAGCATGGCCACGCTCGCGCCCTTGGTCGAGAAGACCGGCGCCCGGTGGATGTCATGGGTGAAGGGCTTCGCGGCGTTCAAGCGCAATGTCAGTGTCGCCTATGCGTGGGAGCCGGTGATCGTCAAGGCGGCCCGCAAACCCGTGGTCAGCAAGCGCCTGATCATGCGCGATTGGATCGAATGCCCGATCACGCTCAAGCGCGGGCTGACCGGCGCAAAGCCCGAGGCCGTCTGCCATTGGGCTTTCGAGATGCTGGGCGCGCGGCCGGAAGACGAACTGCACGACTTGTTTCCAGGGACCGGCGCCGTCTCGGCCGCGTGGCGCACGTGGCGCCTCAAGTTTGCGCTGCCGGATGATGGCCCGCTTTTCCAGAAGGAAGCCGCAGAATGACCAGCCCCACCGCCGATCCCGCCGCCCAGGAGCGAGACTGATATGACGATTACTTTCGGATGGTGGGCATTACCTGCCTCAGTCACGGCGGCAGTGTGGGCGTGGGCGATCCTGAAGCCATACGCGCCGAGCAGTGGCGACTACGATTTCGGCAACGCATTTGACGCGATGCTGCGCTTGGGAATTTGCGCTCTCGTCACTTTGTTCGCGTGGCTGGTCTACTTCGCCGCCCGCGTTTGGCTTGGAGCCTGACAATGACCCCCTGGTGGCACGACCACGACCGCGAGTGCGAGGTCTGCGGCGAGCCCCTGTACCCGCTGGAGCGGCGCGTCTGCATCCGCTGCGAAGACGAAGCCGCCGCCCTGCAGGACAAGGCCGCCGACCAGCCAGCCGACGAAGACGAAGCCTGCCGCAGGGCGTTAGGCCTTGCCCTCACCACGCCAGCCTCGGAGAAGCAGGGATGAACCCCAACGATGCCGCGGCTGCATTGAGCCGCCTGCTCGACTTAGCCCAGAGGGTGAGAACTGCGGAGGTCAGCCCGCTATGGAAGCGCGATCCTGATGCCGCGCTGCAGGCCCATTCTGATGCGTGCTTGGATGTGTGGCGCGAGCTTGATCGCTTGCTGGACAGTCGAAATGCCGGCCGCGCTGCCCTCGACGCTGCGGGGAGGGCGGAATGAGCGAGACACCTCCCGACGTGGCGGCGCTGCGCAAGACACTCGGCAGCGTCCGGATGCCAACAACCGATGATCTTCGCGAGGTCCTGGCGCAGTACTTCGACGATGGCACCAGACGATTTGGATCGGCAGAGCTTGAGCAGGCGCTCGACGCGATCCATGCGCACTATGCCGACCGCCTCGCCGGATGCGCTGATCGTTATGCTGCCCGCGCCACCGCCGCCGAGGCCAAGCTCGCGCGGGTGGTTGAGGCGCTAGAGCCGTTTGCCAAGGCAGCAGACGATTACGCCGCCTATGAAGCCGAAGACGAGAACCTCTATATTGATCAAGAGGCTATCATCACCGTAGCGCATCTGCGCGAAGCACGCCTTGCTCTCGCCGCCATCCGCTCCCACCCATCCGGCCAGGGATCCGCCGTACAGCGGGCGCGAGAGGAGGAGCGGGAGGCGAATGCCGCCTGTTGCGACAAGATCGCTCAAGATCGACGAAACTTCTATGGACCCATAAGCGAAGGAGCGCGTCTATCCGCCGCCGCAATCCGCGCCCGCGCTCCGGCCAAGGGTGGCTGGGATGCCGAGTAGCGGCGACACAACCTTCCTGACAATCGCCTGGACACGCCTCGCCGAAGCGGTGCGAACCACGCGCCAGACACGTCGTCTGCGGCTGAGTGAAGTTCAGGCAATGACTGGAGTCTCGAAGTCCGGCCTTTCGCGGACAGAGCACGGCAGGCCGTGCACAGTCGAAGTGTTCATGACGCTCTGCGCTTGGATAGGGTCTGACCCGCGGTCGTTCACCAAGGCGCGCCAACCCTCCGTCCTCATCTCCCGCGAGGCCCCCGATGCCTAAGCCTGTGCGCATCCAGTTGAGCCGCAAGCGCGGTTGGAAGATGCCAGCCAATACCGTGAAGGTCGACCGCTCGACCGGCTTTGGCAATCCATACCGCGTCTCGAGAGCCACCATCCTTTCAGGGCAAGATGCCGGTAAGGACGAATGGTGGGTTGAGAGCGATTCCAGGGTCTGGATGTTCAAGACCAGGGACGAAGCCGTCAAGGCCGCCATCACGATCTATCGGCATACGGCAACTGATCACCTGAAAGAACGCGCCAGACTGGCGCTGCGTGGCAAGTCGTTGGCCTGCTGGTGCAAGTTGCCAGCGCCGGGCGAACCCGACATGTGCCATGCCGCTGCGCTTCTTGAATGGGCCAACAGCCCAGTCCGCCCGATCTGCGAGGCCCCCGATGCATAGCCCGACCGAAGCGGCCGTAGAGGCGGCCACCAAGGCAGAGTTGATCATCCGGCAGCTTGGATACAGGGTCAACGATTTCGCGAAAACTCAGCGTTCAGATGATGCCGCACCCTCACCGCCTCTGACATGCGAAGAAGTGCGGACGATCATTGCGGCAATGACCGCCATGCGCGTCGCCCTCGCAGCCGCCGCGCACCTGGCCGGCTGGCGGGCGATAGAGAACGATCCGGCGCCGCACGACATCGAGGTTCTGTTGGCGTGCCGGGTAGGCGACGGACCTTTCTGGATCACGGTTGGGAAGGGGTCTTGGG